CGGAAAAAGATTTGGAAAATTTCAAGTGCAAAACCAAAACTCCCAACCCTTTTCGTCAACGTCTAAAATAAATAAATAAACAATAAATCAAGGAGGCATTCTAAATGCACGACTATTGTAAAAACTCAACTCACTCCGGTAACTTCAACTCGGTGCTCAATCAGACGAAAGACACCATCTTGCAACAGCCAGACCACTCTTGCTTTGCTTTTCCGCCAGAATGGACTCTCGACTATTGCTTGAAACGGTTGACTCAACTTATTGGCAAGCCGACCAGACAATACATTGCAGAAACTCATCGCAAAGAAGATGACTACGACAGTGAGGACGAGATTGTTGCAGTACCTTATAACACATACGATTTCATTGTCGCTACAGACAATATGTACTTCATTGTCAGAGATACGCCGGACGATGCGTTTAGTCACTCTTACAAGTTTGAGGTTCGGCACGGCGAGTATAAGCCGGACCACTTATATTGCTACACTTACAATCTTGTGCCGTTTGTGACTAAAACCTTCAAGCTCACATATCGCAAGAACACTAAAATGTTCTACTTATTCGAAGGTTCTACGGTTGTGTGTTGCAACGCAGACTACGACTGGATGTGCGGTGTTGTGATTAACAAGCTTGTTGACAAAACCTGTCCAGAAGCTTACCGGCTCAAGCACCGCATCAAGTTGTCCAAGGGTTATGTTGAGTGGTGCAAAGACAACGACATGCCGCTCGTGACTGACGGTTATGAACCTCGCGCGTACGTGACATTATTATAATATACGTGCGCGCTGCGCAATAACACCACATTGCAAAGATAGTTCATAATATTGCAGTACTGACATGCATAATCAGTCAGTGAATAATTTTTTAAAAATCGTATATATTATATATGTACGACGAATCTGATATATCCCGTCGACTGACGGATATAAATAAATTTTAGCTCAGGAGGAATATAAACATGAGCGAACAGGAAGTTATGGTAGCTGGTGTCGATTACGACCCGAACAAAGTGTATGCGAAAATCATCCGCGACGATAACGGCGATTTTCACATTGAGGACGAAGATGGAACGGTTGGCCCCGTGCTTAAGTTCTACGAAGAAAACGGCAAGACCATTGGTTTGACCAAGAACGCCGCTAACCGCAGATACTTCAGCAAGGCTAAGGCTATTGCCATCATCAACGAGAAAGGTTATGTGCCTTTGTATTACAAGCCGGACAAACCCGCTGGTACGCTTGGCATTAAGCATTTCCCGTACGACAAGTGGCTCTGCTATCTTGACGAGGATGAGCAGAACGAGATTAAAGCACTGTACGCCAAAGCGCTTGACGCTAAGGCAGCAGACAAGAAAGCGCCTAAGAGTGACGTTGAGAAATTGCAGGACAAGATTGCAAAGGCTCAGGCAGCTCTTAACAAACTTCTTGCCGAAGGTAATAACTAAGGAGGTACACTACAATGGCTAACAAGACCGTATTTGATTACATGACCGATGAAGAATATGCACGTTACACGGAGCTTCAGGACAAAGCTCTGGCGGCTAAAGCAGCGCAGCCTAAAGTACGCAAAGAACGTGCGCCGATGACGTCCGAGCAGAAGATTGCGCAGGCTCAGAAACGCATTGAGGCAGCGCAGAAGAAACTTGCAGAGCTTATGGCAATGCAGGCTTAACTCCCTCCTACAGGGCACTTATCATTGCGGTAGGTGCCCTGATATTAAGAGGCTTATATAAATATATTTGTATAGTGAGGTAAAATACATTATGACATATACCACAGACCAGATAAACCAGATTGCAGGACCTCCCGCGCTACCGTCATGTTGCACTGCTTATTGTGAGAAGTCATCGACCGGACGTATCTTGTTCGCAGTTGAGCGTATTGATGCAAATACTTGGAAGGACGTGACAATGCAGAAGCAGCTCGAGCAACAGATACAAGAGCAACAGAGCATAATTAAGAGGGCGAGCAATGACTAACACGAGATATTTTATGTATTCCGACAGAGATACAGACTGCGTACATTGCAAAAACACCTACCTCAATAATGGTTGTGGATATTGCACAGAATGCAAATGCAATTCAGTTAAAGGTTGCTATTGTGTGCTTGAGCATGAGAATGGTGTTGAGCATTGTCCGTATTATGAGGAGGCAAGGAATGATGTATAACTTAGACTATTTTGTAAAAGATTGTGCAAGCTGCAAATATGACCTTGGCAATGAAAATTGTGAGACGACTAAAGATGACGATTGTATTAATTGTAAGCATAAAGATACAGATGGCAATTGTTATTGTTTCAAAGAAGCTAATAAAACACTAAAGCATTGTCCGTATTATGAGGGTGTAAAAGATGACTAACCAAGAGTATTTCATGGATGATTGCAAAAGTTGCAAATATTTGTTTGGCATGGAAGGTTGCGCCGCTTCATACAACGAGGATGACCAGTGCACTTATTGTCAGAACAAGGACAAGCATGGCGTCTGTTAGTGTCTCAAGCGAGTAGATACGACGCTTAAACGTTGCCCATATTGGAGGGACTTAGACGATGCATGAGGTGAGGATGCATAAAATGACTAATTGCGAGAAATATTACAATACTTGGTGTCGTACCTGCGCATTCGCTGCAGTTAACGCTGATACGTTAACTGAGTGTAACTTACAAGATACATGCGTATTATGTGCATGCTATAACAACGAGAAAGGTTATTGCCATTGTCACGACGAAGCAGATGATGGTTATACTTGCAGATACTACAAGGAGAACGGAAGATGACAAACAAGTTTACGTATCGATTTACTGATTGCAAATCATGCAGATATAACTGGGAAACCGGCACTGAGTGTGGTGAATGGGGCGAATGCGATAAATGCTCGAATCATAAAGCTGTTTCTGATGATTCTACTAATATAGAATGTAGATGCTTCGAACCTGCAACGACCGCTAAGACGTGTCCATATTACGTGGAGGACAAATAATGGTAAAAGTTGTAGATGCAGACAAAATAAATTATCCATACTGCAAAGCTTGGCCAACCTTATTGGACCACGTCCCTGTTGACGAAGCAATGGATGCAGGCTGGACAATTTGTAGCAATTGGATAAGTGAAGTGTCTGAAAATGAGGTACGACATTTGGAAGATAACGAGGAAGAATATTACAAAATAATCAAGGAGTATAACTAAAATGAAATTTGATATTGTGAAGTTTATTGACGATATATGTCAAGACTATTTGAAGGGTGAGCGTACAAAAGCAGGCGCATTAAGCGAAATTAAAGCAGTTCTTTATGATAATTCTTGGCAAAATTGGTGCGATGGCAAAGAAGTTGTTAATGATGTTGTTGAAGCTAACGACCAAGTATGGTTGATACACTCTGACTGGTGTATTGAAGATAAAACGGAGGATGAGACAAATGAAACTTATACTGATTGACGATGATGGAACTGAGTGCATTAACAAGGAAGTTAAATTTGTTAGCTGCAGTTTTGTAACCGATGAAAATACAAGTATAATCAATTATTGGAATTGTAATGCTTATGACCAACTCAAAGGTTATATGACGGTATGCGAACAATTTAAGAAATGTGAGAATGCTATTGGCCTTATCAAAGAGCTCAAAGAGTTAGGCGAATGGGAAGAAGTTAAAAAAGAGCTCGAAGATGCATGCTACGAGCACTTGGATAATGACGGAAAAGTGATAAGCTTTCCGGGGAGGTTAAATTGAGAGTAGTAGATGTAAGACTTCCTCGTGAATATTTGCAAATACTTGAAACCTATGGCACATTATCAGATATTGCAAATAAAGCATTGGAAGAAATAAGTAAAGGTAATTTACCAGAGATTGCGGATATGCCGGCGCTTGGGTATAATGACTCACACTTTGCAAAGAAGCTTGTAAGAGTTGAGAACGAAGACTACGAGACGCTTGTTGCAACATACGGACCACATAGTTCGCGTATTTCATTACGCAGATTATTTGTGTATCTTGTAGAAAGCGAGATGATACAAAATCTTGGACTTATACCTAAGCAAGCAACAAATGAATATTGCAAACACCACGAATATTGTATGCGAGTTATAAAACGATTATATCAGCTCGCACCAGAAAAGTATATTGCACCTATTGCAGAGATAATAGAAAAACTTAATACTTTATCATAAGGAGAAAAGCAATGAAGAACGTACTGTCAAAGTTTAAAGTACGCATCAATCGTGACCTAACAGGTGACCAAATATGTGAAGCTTTAGGACAATCACTTGTGAACGTAGATAATGTATATAGTTACATATTATATGCAGACTACGATAAGCAAGGTTTAGTCGGGTTTCAAGTAGAGTTTCTTGTAAGCCAGACTGAAAGTTATAACACTATTCCACAAGAAGAAGTTATTGCTAATGCTGCAGCACAGATGCTTAAGCAGTTACGCAGTGAACAACAAAGATATGTGATAGGTTATAAACAACCACCACTCGATAAGTTGTTAGAACTCTACGAACCGTTGGTACAGAATCTTGCAATGAAGCAGCAGCAATATTGGCAACAAATGGAGTTTGAAGATTTGTGCCAAATGTGCAGACTTTGTATTTGTACATTGTATCGAGCCGGTTATTATATTCACAAAGCTCTTATACAAAAAGCATTCTCAAATGAAGTATTGCTTAAGATACGCAAAGACAGGTATCACGAGCAACCACTATCATTAAATCGTCGTGTAAAGTATGATGATGAGAAAGTAGAGTTGATGGACTTAATACCTGACAATTCTATGGTTGAGGAAATACAAGAGCAGCAAGATGATGAGGATGCACTTCGAATATTGCAAGAGAAGCGAGACCTTATTATTGCAGAAGTTGGGCAACGACAATATGACCAGCTTGTTAGAGCTTATACATTTGGCAATACAGATGGTATGAGCCGACGGTTAGTAAATAAACTTAAAAATAAGTTTGCACAATTTGGAATTACAGAGAACACATTTCAGAGGTATTTTTAAATGAAAGAAAAGAAACGTTTTTGGTTATATGATATTTACACATTGCAAGTAGATGGTCGTAAAGCTAAGCATCGCTTGGTATCTGACTATTGGATATTGAACGTCAATAAAAAGAAAGTTTTGACAGTTAAGTATGAGCAAGGTCCGGCCTATCGATATTGCATAGACACATTTGAAGACAAAAAGAAAGCAATAACTGAAATAAATCATTATATCAGAAACTTGCAATCGATGATATTTTAAGGAGACAATTATGGCTAAGTACAGAAAGAACACGGTCGTTATAAGATACAAAGACGAAGAGTATGTATTTCATTTCAGAACAATTGGCATGTCGTCGCTTGATGTTGTATTGTATGAGCACGGCGACCCGTCCAAACAGCATCATATTGCATACTACAATTTTCGTGGTTGTCTTGTAGACGGTACATATCATATGTATTGGCAACTTGCAAAGCATGTTGTAGATATGTATATACGATATAAAGCAGGTTGTATATCTAAAGGTACTCTTGGTTCCGAAGAGCTTGATAAGATGCAAATTAAAGAGTTTGATTGTCAAGCTGTAGAAGATTATATTAAAACTATAAAAGGAGAAAGTAAAGATGGAAGATTTGGTAACACGCAACAAAAGAGCAGAGCTTGAGAAGAACGTAGCATTTGCAGTTGACACACTTATGTTAATGTGCAAAGGTTTTGCCGCAATAAACAAAGATGATTCATACATATACACCGATGAATATTGCAGATATATTGTAGTATTAAGTGAAGCACGTAAACAGTATCTTATTGCGCAGCAAGCATTGGATAAGTTTGAGGAGGAGAACGACAATGACTGAGATGGAAGAAATTAAAACAATGCTTGCGAATATGAATAAGAAACTCGATAAAGTTATTTTTCAAAACAAAATTATAATGAATACAGAATATGGTTCACTGGTTAAACAAAAAGGAAAACGTGACAAAGATTGTATCAATATTATCAGATATAATGCAATTAAAGATTTCATTTACTTTGTAAAATGTAAAGAAGCAGGAGTATATGCTCCAGTAATCAAAACTTTTGTAACGTCTTACGAACGTTTGTTAAAATTGTTAGAAGAGTTTGAATTCAATGAAGCACACATGCAAGACTTATAAGCAAGGAGAATAATTAAAATGTATAAATATTATGAATACGGTACTGTGGAATATTACGACCAAGAACTTACAAAAGCAATGAATAACTTGCGCATGGCTGCCAAAGGTTTTGCGTCGCTGGTTAAAGATGATACACCGATTGGTAAAATTGACCAGTATGCAGATGCTTTACATGATGCTGCATTAAGTTATGAAGCAGCACTTAGAAATTGGGATGAGTGTGCAAACCGTGAGGAGAGTAACAATGGTAACGCATAAATGTTCAAATTGTAAATTTTGTAAGCAGTGCACTGAGACTGAGAAACGTTTAAGTGGCAAAGGCGCATTCTGTTATGACTACGAAGAGAAGGAGACAAGCAATGAAAGCAACAATCAAAGACAAAATGTGTAAAACAGTTATAACTCTTAAAAATGTTAAAAGTGTTAAGCATAAAGGCAATAGCATACACGTATTATTATACACAGATATGGAAGTGATTTTGCCAGAAGAACGGTACATTGTAAGGGAGGTAAAAGATGAAAACAATACTCAAGGTAGCAACCGTTAAAGTTTTTGATAAAGACTTTGAAGAGTGGGAAACGTATGGTAACGTGACAGCAGTTATTGAGCAGGCAGATACTGTTATATTTTTATATACTGATGGTATGTGGTCGATGCTTAGCAAAATGCGTTTTGATATAAATCAGCCAGTTTGGAAAAAATATACCGCAACATTGGAGGAAGTAAATAATGTCACATTCAAACAGTAGTCTTAATTGTTTTGCAAGTTGTATGCAAAAATATAACCAAAATTATATTTTGCATAATCAGCCAGCAACTATCAGTCCGCATCTTACCTTTGGTACAATGGCTCATGAAGTATTGTACAATGCAGGTAAGTTACGAGATGATAGTGACGATGGAGTAATCAATCCAGATGATTATTACAGAGTCATTCCAAGTGAAGTGTTATACCCTGAATTAAAGTCAGCATTTAATATTAACTCTTGGGACTTGTATTTTAAAGCTGCTATCAAACAGGTTGTGCAATACGAGAAGGAATGTTGCAAAGAATTAAGTGACTATGACAAAGCTTCAGGCATAGGTGATGGTTCTTATGAGATTGAGCGAGAACTTAAATTGCAGTTAACTGTGGACCAGCTTAAACAGCTTGGTGAGTATGGTATTGACCAACCTTTTGTAGGCATCATCGACTTGCTCATTCATAGTAAAACGTCTGCAATTATCTTGGACTACAAATTTAGTTCAGCTCGTAAGAGTCAAGAGGACTTTGATAATAATAGTCAGCTTCCTTTGTATGCGCTGTTTGTGCATATATTGTATGATATTCCACTTCAGAATATTCAGTATGGTTATATTGATATTCCGAAACAAATGTTTGAGATGCCTGCACTATTAAAAAATGGTACATTGTCTCGGTCGAAGGCTCAGAACTGTTCAGCAGAAATGTATAAAGCGGCTGTTGAAGCAGTACACGGTGATGACCCGTATTATAATTGCAACGTAGGTGGCTATTACGAAGAAGCGTATAACTCGTTTGCGTTGAACAAGGCTGCATATTTGTCAAAACAGTATCTTGACTTAGAAATTTATGAGCATATCATAAGAGAGTTATTTGATACAGCAAAGACAATTGATATGTTTAAAGCAAAGAATTTACCTTTCTTGAGAAAATTCGATAGTTACTCTTGCAAAGGTTGTGAATACAAAAATACTTGCAAGCCTTGGTTAGCTCAGGTTTGGAGTGAGGAGGTATAATGAAACAGTTATTTAATTTCTACTTAGAAGATAGTGATAAGAAAGCAGCAATGGAAAAGCTTAAACGTTTGAAAGGCGATAACAATAAAGGTCAGCTTGCAGCATATTTAAGAGTTATGATTAAATTGTTTATCGCTACGCCTGACGAAAAAGTAAATAAAGATATACTTGACGCAGTGGATGCAGAGTATGTATATAACACATATAAAAATAAAAGGAGTTACTTATGATTAACATTCTTGGTGTTACAAAAGATATTAAACCATGTCCACGTTGTGGTTGTTACACAATGGAGTATCGTGAAATGGGTATACACATTGGAAAGTATTGTAAAAACTGCAACAAGTGGATAAAATGGGTAGCTCATAAAGAAGTTCCTGAAGAACTTGCTGCAAGAATTACTTCAAATAACGCAGCTGTTATTAAAGATATATGGGATGCTACAGACGAAGACGACACAGATGAGGAGGATGCACCATGGTTTTAACTCAACGATTAGATAAGCTTGATTATATTTGTAATAATTTGTCAATAACGTCTTCACTTAATGAAAAACGAGAAATTGTAGCGAGTATACCTGCAGAATTGAAAGATGATTTTAATTTTATTCTTGAGATACTTGCAGGCAAACACAAACTTGGTTATACATATACGTATGGACCACTTAATAATGTACAACCTACAGAAGAGCAAATGAATATGACGTTGCGCGAATATCTTGCACCGTTGTGGGAACCGCTAAAACGTAATGATTTAAGTAATGTTGTTACAAGTTATTACATGAGTAAATGTCGTGTGAAACAGTATTTTGTAAAGCAACTTGTTAACCGTGAATTGCGTTTAGGCATTGGCAACTCGTTATTGTCTAAAGATGCTACCGCACCAATGCTTGCAAAGAAGTGGGATGGTATTCTTGGAGCTTATGGTTCGTTATACGTAACAGAAAAGCTTGATGGCAATCGTTGTATTGCATATCACGATGGGCAGCAATGGATATATTTAAGCCGTAATGGTAAGCAAAAACTCAATTACGATTTCGATATGAGTGGACTTCCTAAAGAATACGTTTATGACGGAGAAGTATTAAGTGCCGAGCAGACACAGAATAGTGTTCAATTGTATAATTATATCAAAGGCGGTAGTAATATTAAACCTTTGTACACAAGTTTGTTTAGTAAAGCATCGGGTATTATGAATAGAAAAGGTATTCAAACTGGTTTAATTTACAATATCTTTGATGTGCAAATCGATGAGCCTTATTATAAGCGTAGAGCTTTGCTTGATACAATCGAAATGTATCTTAAGTCAAATACCGTACGCATTTTGCCTGTCCTCTGGGATGGTAACAATCCTAAAGCTATTGACCAACTTTGTGATTTAGTTACAAATTGTGGTGCTGAAGGACTTATGATTAACAGACCTCAAGCAACTTATGAGCATAAACGTACAAATGCATTGCTCAAATATAAGAAAAGTAAGACAATGGATATGAGAGTAAGGGACGTATTTGAAGGCACAAGCAAATATGAAGCAGCTCTTGGCTCTATGTTATGCGTTGCGCAGTTACCAAATGGTGATTGTATTAGTGCTAATGTAGGCACTGGCATAAGTGATGAGCAGCGTTGTCAATGGTATATGCATCCAAACGATATTATTGGCAAAATTGTAGAAGTTGAATACTTCGATATAAGCCAAAATGAGTCAGTTCTGGGAACTAATCACTACTCATTAAGATTCCCAAGACTTAAGAAAGTAAGAACTGACAAAAATGATACAAGTATTTATTAAAGGAGGTCCTAACTATGGACGAAATTATTGTAAATGAAACCTCTATCTTTGACACGGACGTTGTTGAAATGAAATTTGCATCTTATGGTGTAAATTTTAGTATCATCAAGAACGAACACTTACGAAATGCGGTACTGAAGTATTTTGTAGATACCGTACCTAAGTACTTCTGGCACGTACAAGCATCGAGTACAGGCAAATATCATCCTGAGTATGCACTTGGCGAAGAAGGCTTGTTAAGACATACTTGTGCGGCAGTAAGAATTGCAGCTGCTATCATCAATCTTGACCAATACAGTGGTATCTTTGATGACGTCGACAAAGATAATATCATTGTAGCACTTATGCTGCATGATACGTTTAAGCATGGCGAAGAAAAAGATGGCAAATATAACCCGTACAGTATTCATGAGCATCCACTTCTTGCAGCTGAGAAGGTTAGTGAGCGCTTAGATGATGAACACAAATGTGTTATTGCAAATTGTATCGCATCTCACATGGGTGAATGGACCGAAAGCAATAGAAGCCGTTATGTGTTGCCTAAGCCTAAAACACTTGAGGAACAGATGGTTCATTTGTGTGACTATCTTGCATCGAGAAAGTTCTTAGAATTTAAGTTTTAAGTAACTATGTCATTGATTTTAATATATAATAATCATATCGATTCTATTTATAAGATATTTTATCAGCCGATATTATAATTGATTGATATTATATATTAAAAATCGATGAGAATAATTTTAGAGTGAAATAATTTTAAAAAATTCGTATATATTATATATAGACGAAAAATTAAGGAGGTACTTTATGGAACAAGAAAGTATGGATAATAAACGCTTAATAATTGCTATTAGTTTTGATGAAAACAAGGGCACTTATGAAGTTAAGTTACCAGCAGGTAGTAATCTTGCGGAAGCTGCATTTGGTATTTCAGCATTTATCAAATGTTTGGTTCGCGACAAGGTTATTAAGACACCAACTGAGTTCATCGAACAAATTCAGAAATATACGTTTGATGTTCAGTACAAAGAATTGGAGGAAGAAAATGAAGACAAGTCTTAAGAAAGGTTATATGGAAGATGCAGGTGCAGATATTATTTTGTCAGAACAAGTTGTTTTTAAATCTCACAAGATGACAATTGTAGACCTTGGTGCAATTTGTACGCCTGCACCGGAATGTATGGGTTATCTTGTTGCAAGAACAAGTGCAGCAAAGAAAGGTTTGATGGTTCAGTCTTGTCCGATTGACTCTTATTATGAGGGTCCAGTACATGCTATTGTATATAACGCTTCTGATGAAGATATTGTATACAAAGAAGATGAAGCATTTTGTCAGCTTGTAATCGTGCCGATTAAAACAATTCGCAATGTTCCTTGCAAAAGAGAAGGTCGTAGAAGTGATTCTTGTTTTGGAGGCACTGATGAAAAACATTAAAGTTGAAATACTTAATCCAAACATCATCGAAGATACAATCAAAATGATGGCAATTGGTGCAAGATTAACGCAACACAGTCACAACATTAAAGATTTAGAAGATTTTAATAACTTATATAATACGCCTGCATCATCTAAATTGATTGCAAAACTTAATGAGTTACCTCATCCAACGCTTCTTCATTTTACAAAAATCAATGTTGTTGTGTTTGGTGCATCCCGTAGGTTCCTTGCACAAATCACTCGGCATCAAGAAAATGTAAAATTTATGTCAGGCAGTCTGCAGTATAGTGACTTTTCGGATAACAGTGACGTTGCAGTACCTTATGAAATTATAGATACTGAATTTGAAGAGCCTTATAAAGAACAGTGCAAAGAAGCAATGGATATGTACGCAAGTCTTCAGAAAGCTTGTGGCGTTGATAATGACTCAGCTGGTTATGTTGCGCCCCAAGGTTTGCGTAATGTTCTTATAATAAGTGCTACTCCATTTCAGTGGAAGCATATGATTGCGCAAAGAATTTGCAGACGTAACACGGCAGAAACGCGATATGTTATGCTTCTTATATGGAATGAGTTATATAAGTTAGCACCTCAAATTTTTACGGAAGATACAACCGGCTGTTTTTGTATGACAAGTTTCTGTAAAGAAGGTTCGATGAGTTGTCATAAGCCAATTAATTTTAACGATACACCTGATGATATACTTCATAAAGATTTTTCAAAATTGTATAAGGAGAATAAATGTTAATTCTTGTAGAGGGTGGCGACGGTTCTGGTAAATCGACTCTTGTAGAAACTCTTAGAAAGTTTAATTTCAAGATTGCAAAGCCTGCAGCATTACAAAACAAGCATCAGTTTGAGTATTATGAACGGCTTGCTTTACAAAGTATTTATGCTGAACAGAATGTAGTTCTTGATAGAAGCTTTTTATCGGAACTTGTATATCGTATTTATGATAAGAAAAAACCACGGCTTGGACTTGGCGAAATATTTTCTCTTCTTAAATATTGCAAAATTATTCTTTGCGAGACTGGTACACAATTTCAAGATGCAATGGCAAGAGGCGAAGATAACATAACTAAGGAAGAAGATAGTAGACAAATTAAATTTTTGTATCGGCAATATATTGCACTGATTGAGCAGTTCGAAAATGTTCCGGTGCTTAGATACAACTGGCAGAAAAACAAAATGATTGAAGTCATTTCGTTTATAAATCAGACTAATACAAGGAGGTAACAAAATGCAGTATGACAGCTTTATTACCCACGATATAGATTTCTATATGGGTAATCCGAAGAGTGGTAAAACTTTAATTGCAGGCAGTTATCCAAAGCCGATGCTTTATGTATCGATTGGCAATGACGGTGGCGGACGAGTTTTGATGATGCGTTATAGGCAGGAAGTTGAGAAAGGCTTAATTAAAGTTAAGAATATCAATAACGACTTACCTATGGGCGGCATCATTAAAGAAACGTCTTGCGAAAAACTTGCAAAATTGTTAGCTGAGCTTCGAAAGCCGGATGCAGATAAGTTTAAAACAATTGTAGTTGATACCGTTGGTGCATTACAAGATGATTACAAAGCTTATCTCGAACTTAAGAAAAAGGGTGTTCCCCTTTCTCAGCAAGAATGGGGCGACGTTGGCAGAATGGTTCTTAATTTGAAGGACAATATGAAACGTTTCTCTGGCGAAACAGGTACCAAAATTGTGTGGATAACTCACACGAGAGAACAAGAGGTAACTGAAACAAGTGGTTTGAACAAAGAAATCAGAATCGTACCTGATTTAACTATTCAAACTGGCAAGAAGTTTATGAAAGATGCTTCAAATATTTTCTATTGTTGTCGTAAAACAATCATCAACGACAAAGGCGAACGTATAGTTAAGTTCCTTACTTACGTAGGACCGCATCCGTTGATTGATACAGGTACAAGAGATATGTATTTGGAGCAAGGTGAGTTTGTTGAAAATTTCACTTATGACAAGTGGCAAGCTATGATTAAAGCGGGACATTTAATCGCAGCTAACGTATTAGTTCCCGAAGAAAATAAAGAAAATGAAAATGCCAAAGAGGCAGAGGAGTAAATTAAAAATGATTGAAAAGTTTAGTGATTATGAAGGTGGACAGTTTCTCAACCAGCCTGGTAGATTTGTATTTACCGTAGAAAATGCTGAAATCAAAGACAGCTCGAAAGGTGACCCGATGGTAGTACTTACCGTTAAAGCACCTGAAGGTACGACGACTCTTTATAAGTCCCTTGTACCTAAAGCAAGATGGTCTTACAACAACCTTATCAAAGCGTGCTTGCATTTGAACACGATTGAGAAAATCAACAATTTCCAGTGCGATTATATGACTATTCATAACGACCTCATTGGAACGAAGTTTATCGGTACAGTTGTTGAAGACGTGTATAACAAAGAAGTTAAGACGCCTCTTGATGATGGCACGTTCCAGACTGAAATTGTTCCGACGAAGTCGTACAAAATCACGAAGTATGAAGATACTGAAATTGAAGACGAATGCGACTAAGTTACCTCAAGGCGGTGAGAAATCACCGTCTATATGGAAGGCACAGTAATTTAGTGGTGCAACTCCACTACCTTCCACCAAATTTATTGAAGGAGGTAACTTATGCAAACAGAAAGAGAAAGTAAAGTGCAAAAGAAAACAATGGACATACTCCGCAAATATGGTTGTTATGTTTATAAAAATGCACAAAGTGCTTTCACGGAAAAAGGTAGACCTGACTTAACTGCCTGTGTTCCTGTAAAGCTTGGAACTCTTGAAGAGATTTATGGCAAGGACGCAACACTTGGTATTTTTCTTGGAATAGAAATGAAACGTGATGGTCATCTTGGTGAGGTGAGTGATGCACAACAAATTGTAGGTCGAAAGATTATGAGGTCTAAAGGGTTGTGGTTTGCAATTGATGACCCACTTGTAATCGAAGCACTTATGCTAAAATTTAAGGTGGTAAAGCAAGATGAATTACAATGAGTATTTAAAAAACGAACGGCCGTATCAAGAGTACGGCTGTAACTTTTTATTAGAGCGTAAACATGCATGCCTGTTTTATAAACCCGGTAAAGGTAAAACTTATCCAGTAATTAAAGCGGTTAGAGAAATCGAGGCTGCAAAGAAACGTGATATTAAAGTTCTTGTTTTATCAACTGCAGCAGCAATTAAAATGATGTGGCTTGTTGATATTGACCCTCAGAAAATTATGCCGAAACAAACTGATTACATGTCTTTCACAAAGGCAGTACAAGATAAAGTCAAACCTGTACTTTTAAAAACTTTGTGGGACGTAATTATTATTGATGAGTGTCATCACATTAAAGCTCATAATACAAAAATATCTAAACTTGTATATCAGCTTACAAAGAAGTGCGAATATGTATTTGGTTTAACAGGTACACCTCGTGGTAATAGTGACGTTGATATTTATTGTCAGTTCCACAATATGAATGTTTCAGGTTGGGGTGATATTTCGTATACCTTATTTGTAAATACTTGTTGTGACGTTGATACAAAATTTGTAAGAGGTATTGCAATTAAAACTCCTACCGCAATCAATGAAAAGTACAGGGGCGGTTTTGAAAAGAATGTTGCAATGTATTCGCAGCGTAAAGATTATGATGAGTCTGACAATATGCCTGAGCTTAATATAAATGTTGTGAAAATTCCTTTTACACCGAGCAAAGAATATTTACAAGTTGAGCAAGGTGTATTACAAATGAGCGATTATGAAACCACTTTGAATAAGTTAACCGCTATTTGTAAATTACAGCAACTTGCAAATGGGTTTGTATATATCACCGATGAATACGACGAAGAAAAAAGAACATTTAAACTTGACGGTAAGAACTTAAAGCATGATTGGTTACAAGATAACTTGAAAGATAATTCTGTTATTGTATATCGATATGCCGAAGATTATAACCAACTTTGTAGTCTTATGAATAAAATAAATAAAACTTATACAAACAATGTTGGTGAGTTCAAAGCAGGTAAAGCTAATATATTGTTATTACAATGTTCTCAGTCAGAATCTTTTAACTTACAGCAATGCGCGAATCTTATTTTTTATACAATGGACTATTCGTTTATCAATTTTGACCAGATGCTTCACAGAGTATATCGTATGGGCCAGAAAGAACAAGTAAATATTACAGTTCTTATAAGCGATGGTAGTATCGAGAATAAGATTTGGAATGCAGTAGATAGAAAACAAACTTTATCACAGTTATTTTATGCGATTAAAGGAGAAGTATAATGGACGAAAATCTTGCAAGACTTAATAGAATTTATCCAGACAGTAAGTATGTACTTATTCCTAAGTATAATGCAGAACAATGGACTGGCGTACCTTATGATAGTGGAAAAGATAATAAAGCCGCACTTAATAAATGGAAATCTAACCCACTCAGTTATGAGCAAGCTGAACAAAAAGCAGAAGAAGGTTATCGTATCGGCTGGGTTATTCCTAAAGGTTATGTTGTAGTTGACGTAGATAATGAAGATGACCCTATGTCTGCTGAAAAATTAGAGCAGCTTCTTAATAAATTTGAAGTTAATTACTCTTACAATTACACAAGCCGTGGCACTCACTTTTTATTAAAAGATGAAAGTGAAACAATTAAAACAGATAGCCATTCTAAATGTGCACTTAATATTGTTATTGATACACGTGCAAATGAAAGTGGTTATATCATATTACCTTGTAATGACCCTCACAGAGCTTGGGGGCATTGGGGCGATAGTGTTGAAGATATACCTTACTTTCTTAAACCATTGCTTAAAGATACTACACCGAGCTTCATCGGTATGGTTGATGGCGATGGTCGTAATGATGCACTTTGGAAATGGCGTAGTAGGTTGGAGCAAGTACATAAACTTACACCACAAGAAATTGAAAAGAGTATTCGTATTATTAACGAAAACTTGTTTCAAATTGCAATTCCAAATAATGAGTTGTTTAAGACAGTTCTTCGTACCAAAGAAAAGAAAGAAGATAAAGTTGAAAAGCAAAATATATTAAACAAATATGCGGATGACTTAATTAGTCAGTTTGATATAATATCAAGAGGTTCTAACTTTTATAAATTCACCGGCATTTATTATGAGCCGATTTCTGATATTGAACTTGAACAACTTATTCATCAAACAATAAGTACAAACTTAAGTCACGGACAACGAATTGAAATTCTTGAATTTGTTAAAGTTAAGACGCAGCAACCCGCAGAATTGTTTGACAAAGAGTGGTACAAAATTGCTTGTAAAAATGGCATACTTAACTTTATAAGCGGTGAGCTTGAGACGCCGAACAAAACAGAACTTAACACAATTTTTATTCCATTTGAGTATGACAATGACCCACCCTATTCGCCTCGCATTGACCAGTTTATGAAAGAAATCACTAATGGTGATATTACAAAGATAAACTTTTTGTATCAGGTTGCAGGCTATTGTTTACTTAAGAAAAATATGTTTGCAAAGTTTTTTATTTTCTTAGGTGAAGGTGGTACAGGTAAATCAACTTATATGAATCTACTTTGCAAAATGGTTGGTGAAAAGAACTGTGCACGAGTTGCGTTATCTGACTTTGATAAAGATTATTATTTATCAGGTTTAATGTCCAAACTTGTAAATGTAGATGATGACGTTATGGATAATAAAGCACTTGAAGGTGTTGGTAAGTTTAAGTCAATGATTTCAGGTGACCCTATTTCTGCAAGACAGATTTACAAAGACGTTGTAACATTCACACCTTATTGCACTTGCATCTTTTCTTGTAATAAACTTCCAAAGATTATGGATAAAACAACTGGCTTGTATCGTCGTCTCGTTATTGTAGAACTTAATAATAAGGTTAAGACTCCTGACCCTTTGTTTATGGCAAAGGTTACAGATGAAGACATGCAGTACTTTTTATTCAAGGCAGTTGAAGGTATAAAGCAAGCAATTGAAGAAGGTCATTTTGCAATCAATGAAACAGAAGCCGAATTGCTTAGACGTTTTAAACGTAGACAAAGTGCATTGAGTGAATGGCTTTATGAAAACAATATTTGTCTTTGTGACTTAATCGGTAATAAAGTACTTCCTTTATATTCTCAGTTTAGAGATTGGTGCAATACAAGCGGGTATACAAAAATACCTGCGGCTTATTCATTTAAGGAAGATATTTGTGCAATGTACGGTATCGAACTTGATTTAGTAAAATTAAACAATGGTGGTTTAGGTGGCCAGTGTTTTTCAAAGCGTGGTGAATATGACCCGAATTATAAACCGTTCTAAGGAGAGTATAATATGTTAATGAGATTTTTCGACTTTGAAGTTTTTCCACATTGGTGGTGCTGCACATTTGGTGATTTGCATAATGAAAAAGATGACGTTGATGAGAGTATTAAAGATACTTTCGTTGTAGTTACTTCTGATATACCTGATGCAAGAGAACGTTTGCTGGGCTTAATAAAAGAGAATGACGTTTGTGTTGTAGGCTACAATATTAAGTATTATGACTTAATGATTGGAAATGCAATATATCAAGGGTTTACTCCTGAACAAGTTAAAATTGTCAATGACATAATCATTAGACCGGACTTAGCATGGAGTACTAAAGAGCATTTAAGATTACAGTCTTTTGCAAAGAAGAGATTATCAGGTTGTGTATATCAAGATTTAATGGATGATAACGATGGCTCACTTAAAGAAAAAGAAGCTATTCTTGGTCTTGATATTATGGAAAGTGAAGTTCCATTTGATAAAGAAGATTTGACTGATTATGATAAAGTTGATGTTATCAAATATAACAAGCACGACGTTTATGCTTCAATGATTTTTTATCAGAAAGTTTGTTATAATTATACGCAAACAAAGTTAATGCTTGGGCATAAGTTCAATATTCCAGAAGCTACTTGTCATATGGCAACTAATGCAAACCTTGTAGCTAAAGCACTTAAAGCAGTTAGATGCACTTTTGCAGATGCAGATAAAGTTGATATTAACTTGCCTAAAAAGATTGATACTTATTGCAAAATAAATATTCCAGCTGAAGTACTTAACTATGTATTAACAAATCAAAGTGGACTTCATGTAAAATTATTTGGTAACGAAGTTGATTTCGGTAATGGCGGTATTCACTCTACTTTAGCAAGTAATTTATATGTAGAGTCCGACAATGAATGGATATTAGTAAATGTTGATGCTCGTTCGTATTATCCTTCAATGCTTATACAATTTGCATTGCTTAGTCGAGCAGTTCATCAGCCTCAAATCTTTGTAGACATTTATGATGAACGTGTTACAATTAAAGGTAAACCATCAAACGAGAAAACAGATTGGGACAAACTTCTTGAAGCTGCGCTTAAGTTAATTCTTAATACAACATACGGTGCGAGTGGTAACAAGTGGCTTGATTTATATGACCCTTATATGTGCACTTCGACATGTCGAGTAGGTCAGTTATTCTTAGCTGCGCTAGCTTGTAAAATTTATAGAGAAATTCCTGGTACAAAAATTATTCAAACTAACACTGATGGTATTCTTGCTTATGTACGCCGTAAAGATTTAGATAAACTTAAAGCTTTACAAGCAGAATGGACTAAAGTGTCTGGTATCAATATGGACACTGATTATGTGAGTAAGATATGGCAAAGAGACGTTAACAATTATTTGCTTGTTAAAGAAGATGGTAGTATTAAAAAGAAAGGTGGTTGGCTTAATGATACATATGTTAATAAAGGTACAGTTAAGCTTAGTCCTCTTACTGCATACATTTGTGCAAAAGCTGCAACTAAGTTTTTATTAGACGGAACTGATATTGTAGAGACAATCTATGCAGGAAACAAGTTATCTGACTTTGTTATGACTTGTAAGAAAGGTCCTACTTATAGAGGTGTTATTCAAAAGTTTGAAGATGGTAGTGAATTAGAACTCTTTAAATGTAACAGAGTTATTGCTACGACTGATACAAGTTACGGTATGCTTTATAAATATAAAATGTTTAAAGGCAATTTGCAATATACCAAGATGCCGAATATTCCAGAACACTGCCGTACAATGAACAAAGATTTAACCTCCTATGATTTTAGGGAGATTAGAAAGAAATTAGACTATATATTTTATATTATGAGGGCTCAAGACTTATTAGACATAGAATGGCAAAAATTGTGCGGTTTATCAATAACTCGCACAAAATCTTTCGATTATGTTTAATATTGACGAATATTGATTGATTTTAATATATAATATTCGCAAATCTTAATCTTCCTTGATATAATATATAGGCCCAAAAGATTACACATTAAAAATTTTAGGAGGTAAAACAAAAATGACAGTATTCACTGAAACATATATTCCGTATGAATTTAATAACAAAATGGACTGTTATAAGTACGTTGTTAATCGCGCACTTAATATACAAAAGTCGTTACGGTTTATAGAAAAAGATACAGAGCACCTTACTGTTAGATGCCCTGTATCAGCTGACTATTTAGATATTATTGGTGAACCAGAAGAAATAGAGTGGCTGCACATGATGCTTAAAAATCGTCATTGGTATAAACCTTAATAGAAACCTTTCTTACTCTTTGTTCCGATATACACATTTTTAATACCTAATTTTTTAAGAACTTTATATTCTTCTTCAGTTGTATAATATTTATAACCGTTAGAAGTATACACATAAATCTTAGCATACGAAGCGTTATCTGACATTAAACGTTGGATAACGCTTTTCTTTTGCTTTTGCGTCATTTTGTTATAAACAAGTTCTACATAAGTTCCATCCTCCTTCTTTACTCTATATTTCTTTTTACTTGCAAACAACTCTGCAAGAGAGTCTTTGTTTAACTCACCGTACTTCTTATTGAGTTTAGCAGTATCTTTTGAGTCAAGCTTCTTGTCTTCGTAGTTGCCAGTTAAGTAGCTCTTATTAACGCCCTGCGCTAAAGCTTCTTTCTCAATGTCAGTCACTTTGTAAGGGTTAATATCAATAGGACTATTAGCATTGATAAGTTTCACAAGATGAGGTAAATAGTATTTACTCTGTACCTTACCTGTATAAATATCAATCTTCTTGGGCAATGCATACACGAAGCCAGGAATAGCTTGAACCATAGCACGTTGCATGAAGTTCAGTGCTCCATTCTTACTATATTGCGGTGCGAATGAATACAAGTTTCTAGTGAATGCTTTCCAGAAATTAGGTATAAATGACAGCATTGCATTCTCAGTCGTATTAACAAGATAATCTGCAAAGCTAGTAGAATAAGTAATATTGCTATACAAATCATTGAATACAAAATCATCAAACAAACCACTCGTGGTAGCTTTCATAACTTCCCAGAATGATTTGTTATCATCACCAAAGATACTTGACATTGTGATACCCATCAAAATACCTTGCGTACCAAAGATACCGCTTATATCAACATAGAAGTTAGTACCGATACGAAGCTTAGGTTTATCATCTTCGTCGTCAATAGCAGCAAGACCAATTGCACCAAGCAAGAGACCAATCAATAAACCAGCACTTCCTACAATACCTTTACCAATCTGTTGTTTAGCAAAGTATTCTGCGAACCGAGGACTAACAGAGCTTTGACCTTTGCTACTAGCTTCAGTCCGTTTTCTTTCCCATCTTCCAATCGTATTTTCAAGCTTAGCATAATTGATTATTCCAAGTGCAAGTCCAGCAGGAGTATAGTTGAGACCTTCAAGGAACCAGTTAACACCAGCCGCACCAAAAGGAAGTATTTGTTTGAAAGCAAAATAACCAGCAGCGCCAAGCCTATTTCGAATAGCATTTTCAATACTGTTCACAAAATTACGTCTGTGCATATACTTATAAGCGGCAGCAGCATAAGCTTCGGCAAGAGTATCAAGAACTTGACTACTATAACCTTTACTTAAATCTACTTTATCTTCTACAAGCATTTTGCCAAACAAGCGTTTAGTCTCTTTCTTTATCCAAGGGTCATCAGACAGCCAACGGAACGTGAAGTCAGAGACTTTATTCATTGTTTCCATTACAGCTTTAGCAGCTTTATTATTAACATTCTTTGTATCAAACATTTGGTCGCCGAACATTTTAATAATGATTGCTTTAGCCATAGTGTTAGCAGCACTCTGTATACCTTGGTCTTTCTTAACAGTAGCTTTATCTTCAAAATACTTAGACAAGCCATCAGACAAAGTATCATAGAAAGAATACTTTTCAATAACTTTACCATTAGCATCGGTCTTTGTATACAAAGTTTCGTTGAACATTTTATCAACAAAGGCTGCGGTAGTATCATCAACTTGCGTACCACTAATTTTATATTGTTTGTATTCAAGCTGTTTAATACCAGGTAATTTACCTTTGAATTCTTTAGGAATTTCAGTTGCATTAGGGTTAGCTTTACGCCATTCTTCGAACTTAGCAAGTATAGCTTCTTTCTTTGTACGAGACTTAGAAATTGCAAGGTCACCAAGTTTCTCAGTAATCTTACCAAACTTATCTACAACAATATTAGAAGTTGCATTTCGTATCGCAGTACCAGGTGCAGACAACATTGCCCAGCGCTCAATCTTCCAAAGAGTATCCCAAACTTTATCACCTTTCTTGTGTTCAACTTGTTTTTCTTTAACTTCGTTCTGTATTTTAGCAAGAGCTTCTTCAATAGCAGTAATCTTTTCTTTATTAAGCTGCTCAGTAGTTTTGCCTTCAACACCACTCGTAGGTTTCTTAAGTGCAGTAACAAGTTCAGCTACACTCTTTTCATCTACGTCAATACCATAATATTGCTGTAATGCAGAAGTAATTCGCTTAGCAGGGTTAACAAGACCAACCACTCTGCTCCAAACAGACATTATAGTACCAGCAGTACTTACGGGCGTACTCATTAAGGCACTAAGCTGTTCTGTAGTATCTGAGTCAAATTGATAAATGCCATTGTTCATTAAGTCTGTAAAATTAGCAAGAACCATAAGTTTAACCGACTCATAAACACGAATATCATTACGAGTTACGTCACCCTCGAGCGCAAGACTGTGACTATAGAAATCAATAATCTCAGCTGCTTCTTCTTGAGTTATTGTATCAAGTTTACCAGAATTTTTATCAAAGAATTCTTTAACACTTACCTCAATATTCGGGTCGTTGACATCAGCAACGTATTTTACAGTAGACTCACTTGTATCGCTAAATTGTGTTTTGAGAAGCTCTTCAAGTTTAGCAGGCATATTCTTGTTACTGTAAATATCAAAGTGAGTACCGTTAGGCAAATTTATTTCTGCAAGTTGTTTGTACTTAGCAACTTCACCTTTCAAGTTTTTCACCTTTTCTTGTAACCGAGCTTTGTCACCCTTTAACTTTTCATTCTGAGCTTTTCTGCGGTCAGCAGTATCAAAGATTGCTTTGGCAGTAGCATTATTCCAATAGCCTAATCTTGCTTTACGACTAATTTCTTTAAGAGTTTCTTCGGCTTTATAATATTCAGAAATATCTTTACCTTGCCACCACTTATTGATTTGGCCATCTTTAAAGTATTCAGGATAATCTTTCTCAGCTTTTGCTTTTGCTTTAGGCGATAAGTAACTCATAATTTTATTACCAATACGGTTAATATTATCGCTTACTGTCTTTTTAGGACGCTTAGGGAATAATCTTTCATCCTTCTTGCTTGCTTCGACTACTGCTTTAAGCATTTTATCACTACCAGTTATATTTTCATATTGAGCAGCAAAATAACGTTCTTCAAGCTCATCTCTGCTAAGTGCGTTTACAAGGCTGGGTATCTCAGCAATTTTAGCTTCAGCATCTTCCTGACTTATTATACCTTGTTCAATTTGATTATAAACTTGTCTTGCAAGAAAAAGTTTAAGTTTACTATTCATTGTTTCTACAGGAACATCACCGATAATATCATTGAAAGCGTCAGTTGAATTAGGGTCGCCAATTAAGTCAATTAACTCACGGCTTGTATCATCACCCTTGCTACCACTAACTTGACGGTTAAGACTGCTTTCTTTTCTGATTTCGTCAGGAGCTTTATAACCGCTAAGTATTAACCAATAAGCACGACCAGCGGCACGACCACCAGACTCGATACTACCGTCAAAGTCATTAGCCCATACGATACGAGCTGCACCAGTTTTAGCTTCAGTAAGTTCTTCCATCGCTTTGCTATATGCAAGAGCATGCTTAAGATAAGCTTTACCAAGAGGAGAGTTAGCACCTTTCTCAGTTTTAAGCTCTTCAATAATAGAGTCGAACTTTTCTTGACTGATTTTCTTTTCAGTCATTTCACTACGGCCTGTATCTTTGAGCGCGCACCACAACGCATAGTATTGCATAGACTTTGTAGTAGCAAGTTCATTGAGTTGCTTAAAAGATTTGATTACCGGGTTATGGAAGTATATCTTATTAAATAATTTCCAAGTATAATCATTTACTTTATTTGCATCAATAGTACGTAACCATTGCATATTCTTTTGATAAGTAAGAGTACCTTTTTGGCTACCCCCAATATATTTCCACAAAGACTTATTCAAGAATGCAGGATTTGCAGCTTTAATAAAGTTTTGTGTTTCTGGGTCTATCTGAATAGGCTTATATTTTCTAATAAAGTACTCAAGGTTTGTACCTCTGGCTTCTTTATTAGAAACGGTGCGAGGTGCCATAGGCTGAACTTCTGCATCAGTTACTACTTTCTTTTTATGCTTTGCAATATACGCTTCTTTCTTAAGACGTTTTTGCTCAGCTCTCAGTTCTTTAAGATAAGCTTCTTTTTCTTCTTTGCTCATTCCTTCAAGCTGAGCTCTTTCATCGGCGTTAAGACCATCATCGGTTTCGCTCAGAGACAAAATATGAGAATTACCATTTTGGTCAAAGGCATAAAAAGTTTTTAATTTGCCTTCAATTTTATTCAGGTCTTCTTCATTATAAGCTTCCATTTTATTTATGTCATAATTATTTTGTAAAGGAAGTATTTTGTGCGGTACTTTAAGTTCAATAGATACTTGATTAAATTGTTTTACGCTAGAACGCAATATTGCCATAACATTCTCAAATACATTATATGATATACCACTTTCAAGTTTGACTTTAAAACTACCATCATTATTTGAGATGCGAACAATATTGCTAAGAAGCTGTTTTTGTTCAGCATTATTAAGTTGATTAGCCTTAGAATAATCTCTTATAAAAGTAGCTATTTCTAAATTAGTATTTACGTCAGAGTCATATTGATTACGTACCATAATATTGTTATTAGGTAAAATATAAAAATCTTGATAATCATAAATAGCTAATTTTTTATTATCAAAACTATTATACTCTGCTTCACCTTCTTTCGGAATAGGCTTAAGATTAAGTTTCTTTTTAAGCTCACTACTTATTTTGTCTAAAGCTTCATAGGTTACAAACTTATAATTATCAATAACATAAGTGTCATATTTATAATCGGAAGGGTCAAGAGTAATTTCACCACCTACACTAATATAACACGCATAAGTATTTGTTTGCGAGGCATTTAAAGTAGGTATAAGTATTTCATTCTCGTCAGCAATATAACCAATTATTTCTTTAGGTTTAATTACACCAGCCGTAATAAAAAAGTTAGTGAATGAATAATTACGACCTTCTTCCATTATACTTGCTAGGCTACTGTAATTACCGTAACTATCAGCGCCATATCCAGTATAACTACTACCACCAAGTGTATCACCAGCTATTGCTGAAACAAACTCAGAAGGAATATAATACGGCTTAGTTTGTATTCTACAAAAAGGAATATTTGTATCAAGAAAATTCTCATATGGAATTGTTGGAGCAATATCAAGCCATAATTTTTTAAGCATAATAGTATATACTTCTTGATTATTCTTTATATAATCGAATAATGCTTCTCTCGCTTTATCATTAAATATTCGTTGCTGATTGTTAATATCACCAATATTAGCTCTGTACCAGTTATCAACAGCTTCACTACTCCTAACATTTTTCCACTGTGCTTCAATATCAGCTATTTCATTAGGTGTTGCTTTAGTATCAGAACCATAGATTTGATTTCTATATAAATATTCTTGATAATCATCGGTATCTACAAGGTCGTGAACAAGTTTAACTCTACCAAAGTCTTCATATACAGGATAAGCATATGACAATAATGCATCATCAGTTTTAGCATCCTTACCTTTAGTCTGCAACGGTTTTGCACCAGTAATCTCAAAAGTACCGAACGGAGTATCAAGATACGTTTTATTGCCAACGTCTCTTCTAAACATAGGTACGCGCAAAGGCGCAGCATAGTAGCTTTGTCTTCCTTGCCAACCACGCGCATCTATTTCACCAGTAACACAAGTATAAATCAACCGGCTAAGTGTATCAAAAGCAGCGGCATCAGTTAAACCTTTAATGTTAAGTTCAGGAAAATATTCGCGTGCTGCCTCAAGTATTTTATAGCCAGAAGCAAAAGGCAAGGTTGTAAAATCTATATAGGCAAAACCAGCACTGAAATTATTTTGATGTTGTATAGCATGTTCAAATTCATGCAATACTTCATAACGTAATTCGTTATCCGTTTTATCAATAACTTTCCCGTTAGTAAGCGCACGTTTAGTAACTAAATATATGGTATTTGTAGAATAATCATAATTAGAAGGACCAGGCTTATCAACCAGCTTGATTTTAGTATCTTTTAAATTACCATACAAATATTTAGCTTGGATAATATCACTAATTTTAGTATCTTTAGTAATTACAAAGTTTTCATCTTTTGCAATGCTATAGAAAGGTTTTAAATCAGCTAAGCCATATTCACCGTTGTTATATTTTACAATAGATACAGTGACAGTGTCGGCTAAAATGCTATCGCGTAAATATGCAAAAGTAGTACTCTCAGTAACTACACCATAAGTATTTCTGATTTCTCTTTGAGTGTCACTCGATAAAAGTTGAGGGTCACGAATATAATCGGTGATACTATAATAATTTTTTGCAGCAGCACTAATATCTTTAGAAATGTACTTTTCATAATATTTGTGCGTATTAAATAATTTATTAGTAACAATATTTTCTGCAAAGTCAGGTGCGAATTCAGAGAAGCGCATAGACTTTAAATGAGCATAATATTGCGTATTTTCAGTAATATTCTCAACAATAGTGTACGTACCATTTTTAGCAATATTAAGAGTATACGCATTGCCACTTGCTGCAAGCAACTGTTCTCTATAATATTCTTTGCGAAATTTTTGGCGCTCAGATATAGTACCACTTTCACCTGGAACTTCTGTACTCATCCAAGTTTGCAATGTAACATTATTATTAAGAAGTATTTTAGCTAACTGCCAGTTAGCATTAGAACTAAGCTCGGGATAAACTACACCGTTGAAATTACTTCTATACTGTCCAATGTAATAATCGTTGAGTTTATTAAGGGCTTGAGTTCTAGTAGTTTCACTACCACCAGTAAGCTGATAAAAAGTAATCTTCTTATTAGCATCAGGAATAGGCATAGCGTCAATACGCTTTTTAAGTATTTCAAGGTCTGCATCTGTGGTTTTGCCAGTTTTAATTCTCTTACCAACTTCAAGATTATAGCGATGAGAATCAACATAACTTCTCTGAGCAGGAGTTAAAAGTGATGCAAAATCAGTCGTAACATTATCTTGTACAAGCAAATATTCAATAATTGATTTCTGCCATTCTTTCTTAGTATTCTCAAGCTGAAGTTTATACATATCATCAGTGATAGTATCACCAGTTGCAGCTTCAGTAATAGTATCTAATTGCAATAACAATTTTCTTGCAACTTGCGAGGTTTGATACAAGCACTGTTTATAGAATTCACTATCGTTAAGCAATGTAGCAATCGCTTCTTCTGCAGTGGCATCAGCTCTATGATAATTTGTTTTATACAGATTATGAATTTCAGCGATAGCATATTTAAGGTCTGGCACTTTGATAAGATTATCGATGAGCGCATTACTTGCATCATTCTTACGCACATCAAGTAAAATATCAGAAGAAGAGTCAATCATATTCTGAGGTATAATACGATGACCGTCAACGTTAATACTGTTGGTGCCATCCTCAGAAATAGATACACTCTTAGTATTAGGCATTAGCAATAACTCATCAATCTTAGCTTTAGCATCTTTTTGTGCTTTGCTGCGAGGTTTAACCTCTTGCTCAGGTTTAGTGGCTTCTTCCTTAATATGTGTTTCTTTAATTTTAGTAATATTAGCATCTTGCATTTTCTTAGCAAGCAATTCTTTTTCAGCTGCCGTGAAGGCTTCATATCTACTTGCTACATACGACGATGCTAAATTCATAACTTCAGTATTAAGTTTATCTACTACAGCATTCAAATCTGCTTCAACATACGTTTGATTAGTTTGAGTAGTATATTGAGCAGCAAATTCCTGCATGAAAGAAATAACTCTCTCGGTTGCTTCTTGACCAATATTGCCATAAAAAGATGCAAGTAACTGGAATGACTGAACCGCCTGACCCAGCATAGCTTCACGATATTCAATCGGCTGAGAAGTATCATTACAGAATTCCTGAATTTCATGCATAAGAGATTGGGTATTTGCAATAATATTCCAGCTTTTCCACTTGCTGAACTTCTTCATTACAGGCTTGCCTTCTTCATCTGTAACAATCTCACCTTTCTTATTACGAAGTACTTCATCAGTTTCAATGCGCTTAGTAGTAAGAACTTTAACTGCAGAAGTAAGGCCGGAGACTAAAGCACCCGCTGCAAAAGCACGAGCCATATCAGCAAAACTAAAACCTGCATAATTTTGTAAAGGCGAGGGTTTAGTTCCGAATTTACTGTGAATAACGTAAGTTGCGGTATTGATAAACTGACCAGAATATTCCTGCAATGCTTCTTCGATACCGTCTTTAAGCATATCGTTAATAAGACGTTTTCTACCAGAAATAATACCAGATTTAGGACTGTAATTAAACATAATCTGTTTCTCAGTAGTAGCGCCAAATGTATTCGCCATTACTTTTGTAACAGTATATTCAGCAGCAGCACGTAACGCAGCATTTGTTGCAAGATAAATTGTCGGGACACTTGCAAGACTTTCATCCTGACAAAGTTCTCGATAATTATTAGTACCCATACTACCCCAATATAGTATCTGTCCAGTCTTCTGAATAGTATGTCCTGCATTTACAAATACTTTTGCGGTAGACGTACCTTGCCCGGCTTTAGCAATAGCATTGCCTCCATAATTGAATGCGGCCATCGTAAGTACTTGTCCAAGAGTATCGCCTAAAAGATTAGTAATATTATAACCAGCCGTAGGTTTACCTTCAACGGTTACGAGGTCGGTATTCAAACGTTCCCATTCATATAACGACCTACGCAAATCATCGGTAGGCATAAAATTGATTTCACCAGCTTCTCTCCAAGCTCTATCAAATGCCGCCCATTTACCGCCTTCTGTCTCATCACTAATTAAAGCATCGATACTTTTAAATAAACCAACACCGATAGTAGCAACACCTTCAATCATATTTTCAGCGGTATTAAAAACTGATAATGCAATATTACTAAGACCACCAGCAACAGTATTAGTCGCTTTTTCAAGTGCTCCCATATTTTCTTTAGCAATACGCTCTTGATTTTGCTTAATAATATTACGCTGTGCTGTAGCATATTCATCAAGTTGTTTTTGATGATACTCTTTTTCAGTCATCAGTACATTATGCTTTTGCGGGTTACCTTGTTCATCATAAATAGTTTCTTCATAATCTTTCTTTTTCTCGTCATCCAAGAATAAAGAAACGGCGAGCTGTTGCATTTTGTGCTCGGTATCATACACGTCCCAATTAGGTAAGTTTCTAATAGCGCTAATAGACATTTTTTCATTAGCAGCATTGATAGTACCTAATAATGTGTCAAGGGACCCAGTCTTTGAATACTGGGTCCACGTGTCATTACCACCAAGCTCTTTGTACAGCTCGTCGTTTTGCAATTTAGCTTTTGCTAAACCATACGGGTTCTCATACTGTGTGTAAGTTAACATACATATACTCCTTTACTGCTCTTCGCAGTTATTTGAAATATCATTATTATATATTTTACAAAACCTGCTTTATTAGATTTTAATATATAATAGGAATGCAATTTATATTCAATTGATGTAATATATAGACTAAATTGATTATATATTAAAATCAATATAATCTACCTTTAGATTTGATAGCACTGGCTTGTTTCTGATTTTCAGCATACTTAGTCATTGCTATAAGAACGTTATTGAACGCCTCTGTAGCCTGTCTATTAAATTCACGGTTCTGAGCGTCTTGCCTTTCACCTTCTCTAACGCCGCTATAAATGCTATTTGCAAACATAAGTCCTGCTCCAATAGCTGCTATAATAGCTCCAACTGGTGCACCTACACCAGTTGCAGTAAGTCCAGCCGCACCACCTAATAATGTACTTCCAACAGCGGCAGCACCAGAAAGACTACCCGCAGCTGCAGTACCAGCAACGCCTGCAGCAAAACTACCACCAGCAGTATCCATAATTTTCCAGAACTTATCACTCTCACTCGCCGACAGACTTTCAATATCTGTTAAACCAGTTACAAGAGTATCAAGACTCATACCAAGTTCTTGTTCTAGACCTTTATCAATACCCATATCCTTAGCTATTTTTGTAAAGTTAGTAGCAAGGTCTTTAATCTTAGTAGTTTGCTCTTTAGACTTATCATCAGTGCTATTAAGAATATTGTCTAAATCATTTTTAAAGCTCTCATATTGCTTAGTAATTTGAGCAGCTTTAATTCCAGTAACACGTTCAGCGTAACTCCAATCTCTGTCAGTTGACTCTCTGCCGGTTAATGTACGGAAACTACCTGCAACAGTACCTTCTTTAGTATAATTGTAAGGGTCACCAGCAAACATATAATCAGCAAGGTCAGGGTTGGTACCTCTAATATAATCTTCCCAACTCATTATGTCGTTAAGACCTTCAGGACGTTCGCCTTGTCCGATATAGTTTTCTACAAAATCTAAGTAATCAGTTAAATCTTCATTAGACTCATAACGACCTAATTCTTCATTATAAGTATAAAAATCTTTATAAAGTTCATCAACTGTCTTTAATCGAGCATCACCATATTTTATATTGCCTTCTTCATCTCTTTCCCAATCACCTTTACCTTCATTAGCGGTTTCATCCCAAATAGCATCTTGAGTAAAGTAATTAGCGAACCGAGGGTCGGCAGCAAGTTGCGGCGCTTTCTCAAACAAATATTTTGTATAGTCATAAGCTGCATTTTCATATGCTGCAAAGTTTTCAGCTCTTTCTGTCAGTGCTTTGTCAATAGCACTTGCGCCTTCTTGATAACTCTTCTGAACTGCTTGTTCATTTTGCGCAAGATTTTGTCTATAAGTATTATAAGCTTCTTCAAGATTAAGCTGATTTTCAGAAAGCATCTTCTGTTTACTTTCTCCAAATAATGCGCTACTTTCAATATTTGCACGGTTCTGCAAGTAGGAAGTATACGCAGCTGTAGAAGCCTGCGTATAGTCCTTTACTAATTGATTTTCTGCTGCAATAGCAGATTGCTGATTTTGAGATAACAAATTTTCCCAAGTTTTACGGTTGTAATAATCTCTATTACTTTCCTGCAATACTGTTTTATATTGACCTGTAGTTAATGGCATTATCTTAACCTCTCTGTAATTCTATACTTAATTGCAATATTAGGAGTAACAAAAGCTTGAGGATATTTGTCAGTTTTGTCGTTGCTAACTTGCAATTGGAATGCATTAGTCTTAATGAAATTAACTCGCTTAATCATTGTAGTAAGCTGGTCAATATCATATTCGACGGTGTCGCTATCGGACAAATTGTTTAAGTTACGATAATTCGTAAACTTAAGCTTAAATCTTAAAGGCCTTCCGCTTTGTTCAGTTACAATAGAAACGCTACGGATATGCTTATAATTATTGGGAGCACCAAAATGCATCTTTTGCGTGGTGAAAGACCAATCGAAGGGAATGAGTTCATTATCATATACTGATGCCTCGTCAAAGTTAAATTTATAAATGTCACCTCGTCCAGTAACAAGGACTAAGTCTTCAGTGAATGTATTATCGTTTATGTACACAAGCTGCTTAGGAATCTGTGGTAATCTCCATACCCACCAAGACGAAGTTCTTAAATCATAAACAAGCATTCTTGGAGAAGTTGATTTGTATAAGAATAACCAATTTTTGTACTGACAAAGTTTAATCGGTCGTGTAGCATATTCTTGATATACGTCCATAATCGCTTCAGTTAAGTAACGATAAATTTGTTCAGTGGATTGTACAAAGTCTTGATAGTTCAGAGTTGACAGACCTTTAAGAGTTGTGATATAAATATTATTGCCATCGTACGACAATAACATATCAGAGCCATCACGATTACCAAGGGCAAGTTTTGTTTTACTTAAATAATAAACACTATTGCTACTATCATAAGTGAGTTGATACGCTGTAGTTTCCAAAAAGATGCCTAATGCTGTTTGTGAAAAGTTTACAAGAGCTGTAATCTTATCAGTAAAGATATTATCGTTTTTAGTATTTTTTGGAATATAAAACAAATTCTTACCTTCAGAAATATCAGTATCAATAAGCGTTTTGCTTGATTGATAAAAAACATTTCCTTTAGATAAGCAAGTTGTAATAAAATCTACAGAATGTTCCGGCATTATATAATCTATGCTGCCTTTTACTAAATTGTCTACAGAAATGGTTTCCGTGTATTGATTAGAATAAATTACACCATTGCTACTGTCCATCCAAATCGCAACGCCCGCGTCATCTATATATAACGGTCTTGATGCAAATAATAAAGGTATTATCTCGTTGCCATCGACAAAATTAGTGGACATTAGCATGTTGTTTTTACTTAACTTTACTTGCGGACTTATAGTGGTAGTTGAAGTATACTGGTCATTAGTAGTAGTTACAGTACATGTGAAAGGCTTTTCACTTCTTGTAGTTACAATATTTGCTGTTATATTTTCATAATAATACGCGTAATAAGATTCTTCATGCTGCCGTGATAAATTATTAAGTACTACATTATAACGACTAACTGTAATATTAGTACCATTTAAAGCATCAAGCGTAGCGTATTTATATCCATTGTCGAATACTATCATATCTTCAACTTGATGACTTAATTTATTCCAAGCAAGTCCATTTGGTAAAAACCCGAACAATTTATACGTAACATTACTAATAGTTCCTTTAGAAGAGCCAGTAGCTTGAACAGCATTCGGAGTATAATACAAGTCAGACCGATAAGCAATTGTGCCTTCAATATTAAAACCTTCTGTTAAATTAGCGCAAAATATATAGTATTTTGTAGCATCGCCTGTAATAAGTCTTATAGTTCCACCTAAATAAACTACTAATAAACCAGTATCGCCAGTTTTGATTATGCGTATCTTATTATCAAGATTTTCAAGCATATCATTCCAAATTGATAAATCTGGTTCAGTTTCCTGAGTATTAAGAGTACAGAATTTCGTACTGCCTTTTATACTATCGCCTACTGCGAGTACACAACCGCTATAGTAACAAGCGATAGATTCTAAATCACCAGTTTCAGTTTGAGTAAACATTCGAGACGTAAACATTATTCCATATGCAAAAGTATAATCATCAGCATCACCAAACGCAATAGGAATAGAATAAGTTTTGCCATTATACTTTTCTTCTACTGCAATATTACCACTTTGTGGTTTAGCCCATAAATTACGAACCATACCGGGTAACAAATACTGGCTAATTACTTTTGTAGTAGCATCCATACCATTTATTGATATGTATAAATCGCTATCTGTTATTTTACAAGTTTGAAATAACGTCCAATCAGAACTAGAAAATGCATCTATATTAGCAGCATCTATCTTTTTTCTATAAATTTCAATACCCTCATTTGCACTGCCTTGATTATAATTACAGTAATATACATATCCTCCCTGTCTTGATAATACTGGTATTTGCACAGGAGTAAAACGCCAGTACTCATTTCGTACGCCATCATTTACTATTTCATATTTTGGTAAAGTAAATTCATACCAAGTATAGCCATCTGCACTGATATAATTTTTACCGTTATTATGTGTGCTATCAATATCTGCAATATCAGTATATAAATATACAAAAGTATTACTTGTTAATTTAGCAACTTGATACTGGCCCTGTCCTACAGTAGTTATAAATTGTCCTACTGTAGTATAAAATGCTTTACTATTATTTTTTGCCCACGTAATTTTATATACATTAGTACCAATTCTAACAGTAACTTCTTTACCTTCCAAATCAATAGTATTAGGAACTTTAACAGCAGGGTCAAATAAATATCTTTGTATATGACCAGAAGTTAATACATTTGGCTGCTGCAATATAAGCTGACCAGTAGAATCAGGTTTATCAATTGTAAAGACACCTGTCCCAGTATAAATTTCAGTTAAAGGAAAATATACAGCATCGTCATTTGTGTAAAAATCAATTTTATTTTGACCATATACAATAGCTGTGATTTTATCAGTTTCAAATAAGCAATATGCAAAATTCAGCCAGCACAAATAAATTTGCTGAGTCGTTTCGTATAACTCAAAACCACTGCTATTCCAAGAAGCTGGACACGCAAGATAGTACGTACCAGGGTCTAATGACGTAGCATCATCTCTAGCTTGAATATGATAAAAAGTTTTGTCGTTAATCTTCCATACTTTAACAACTTTCCACTCACTGTTGATTACAAATATCTGTTCAGGCGGGCGCGTAGAGAGCTGATTCTCTTGATTTACGTACATGTTATTTACTTCAGTGAAAGTTTCTTGGTCAATGCTAACATAGTTCTTATTAGTATTAAGACCTTTGTATTCCAAGAAGTTCATGTACTTTTCATTAAGAGAATTAGTACCTGCCGACATAGGGTTACGTCTAATAGTTGCCATTACCAATCGCCTCCATTGTTAATAACTTTATTTGTAGCATAATCGTTTTCGTTAATTCTTGCTAACGCCATCTCATACTCATTACGATAAATTGACGACTTTTGCTCGTCATCAATTTTAAATAACTGACTCGCAATATACGACGGCAAGCATACAAGAATGTCATCAGGTATATCTAACTCAGCGTCATCCTGAGTTGTAGGCGTAAAGAAAAACCATTTTGCAAAATATGCAATTTTACAAATACAAGGTTTCATAAAAATGAGTTTGTTTCCACGTTGTGCAAACTCTGTATCTTTAAGCTGCTCAAGCGTATCACGACCGCTGCAATCTTTTGTTACCTTCCAATTAGTATCATCTGACCAAGCTACAAAATCGTCAGGCATTTTAACAGTGTCACCAACGTATACATAATGCTCATATACTTTAAGCGCGTTGAGCTGGTCTTCAGTAGCTCTATTTAAATCACAAGAATGGTCAAGTACAAAATACATTGCGTCCTGCCCGTACGTTTGCGCAATACATTTGAGTACTGCATCTCTGTCTGCTACTTTAAAATCTGCATAAGCTCTTTTAGCTTTAATCGCAGACGTAATCTCAGTTAATGCTTCATTAGCATAGAAAGGCATCTTTTCAATCAGTCCCTGGTCTACTGCTGCATCAACGGACAAGTCCATTTTTGCAAGTGTTGCTTGTTTAATATAACCCCAAGTAATCATTTGGCACCTCCATTTGGTTTTGGATATTATTTTCCATATAATTTTATTATATGATTTTTAATATATAATATTTGAATATCTTATTATTCCTTAATAAAATATAAAGGCCATATATAATTATATATTAAAAATCATATAATCAACTAATATAAAAAGAAAGACCGGCCGACTGTTATGCCGGGCCGGCCTCTCTTTTTTGCGAAGTACTGTGAGCTAAGTTATGCCTGAGCTTTCGTCGTAACCGTACCAACAACAGATACAGGTTTAACAACAGTAGCCTGAGGAACAATTTCCGTATAGTCCGCAACTTCATCCCACGCATTTGCTGCGCCTGCAGGAAGTCCGATATATACGTATGCAATGCCTCTCCAAGTAGCAACGTTGATGTCGAATCTCTGACGACCATCATAGATGATACCTTTCGGTCTCTTCTGTTCGATTACGTCAAGAGTAAGAGCCAAACGTTCAGTGAATTCAAGGCCGTGGTTTTCAGCGTTGTAAGACTTGTCTACAATGAAGAAGCCTCTGCCACCTTTCGTCTGAGCTAACGCATTAAGATAAGGAGTCGTCTTAAGAGTTGCTTTCTTATACGCCGGATTCGGGTACATAGATTCGCCCTGTTTGAACATATCCATCGAAAGAGCCGTTTCAATAGCTGCCTTCAACAGAGGGTCATTCGCAGCAACGATAGTCTTTTCACCCATAACACCCGCATATTTGTTATTGTCATCTTTAAGGTTTTCCATGTAAGTGATAACCTGATTGATAACGTCTGCAAGTTTAGCAATACGAGCAGGGTCGTCGCCCTTATAATCAATATTCGCGTAGAAGTTATTGGACTGATACGCAGCCGTAATCTCGTCTGCACTCATACCGTCGCGTTTTACAATGGTATGATGATTGTAGAACAACGGGTTCTTCGTGCCAGTAATATCACCGTCAATCGTATCAGCGGAGTTGAGTTTCAGTCTAGACTTACCGTCTTTACCATCACCACCCCAAACAACTTCGACGCCGTGACCTGCACCAAGAGCAGCCATAGCATATTCTACAATATCGCCGTGCCACCGTTTTACAAATGCATTCGCAGTATCTTTAGCCGTGCCGTACTGTCTGTCTTCCAAGGTTTGCTGCGTAATAATGAACGAGCCCTGGAAGGTTCTCGTACGATACGTTGCAGCGAAACCTTCAGCAGTATTGAAGATAGGGCCAATCGCGTAGTCATTCGTTTCTACAAATGCTTTGTCAAAGCCGATACTCGACGTGTACGTTTCCTGGAACTTATCGATAGAGTTACGAACGTAAATCATATCGATGGGGTTTTCACGTTCCCAAGCTTCCTGCTGATTTTTAATCATAGCGTTCAGAGGTTCACCAAGAACGTTATAATCGGTACGATTTTTCAATGCTTCATCAATGTTAATAATCACACCCATTTCTGTTCACCTCCTTACGAATGGTCACTGCCATCTGCGGCAGGAATAACGTCTTCAAAGTTAATTACTTTATAAAGCGCTACGTGTTTCCAAGGGTCAGTCTTTGCGGTCGGCGCCGTTGCTTTCGTCTGAGCCACTTTCGGGTCATAACGATAATCACGGTTTTCAACCGGTACGTGACCATAACCGATAGTCTGGTCAGACTGAGCCACAATATACAATTTACCAGCAGCTGCATTAGCAGCGGTTACGTCAGCTGCAGCAGCCTTTTTAATGTACTGCTGAACAGTGGCGGTTTCTGCGGTAAATACTACAAAATCACCTACTTTGCAATCACCTACAACAGCGGTGTCAAGATAGACTTCACGCTGGAGGTATGCTGTTCTAAAACTTGCCATTTTCTTTTATACCTCTTTGTATTTATTATTGAGTTCTTCGTCAGTCATATTCGGATTGAAGAATTTCCAAAGTCGTTTCTCTTCGTCTGTAAGGTGCCGCTTGGTTTTACCTTCAGGTGCTGCTCCACTCGGATTGTTCAAGTGAGTAGTGCTACCCTTGGATGCTTCACTTCTTGCTTTAAGAATTAACTCTTCGCCATGCAGGTTGATGTAAGACTTTTTTAAACTACCGGTTTTCTTCCAGTCCTCAATGACGTCCTTGGGAACTTCTTCAAGGGAAGCAAAATTCGTACCGGCAAGTTTGTTCACGTCTTCAAGCTCTTTCTTAGCAAATTCAGTAATCTGTCTCTGCTTAAGTTCTTCAAGCTCTTTCATTCGGGGGTCTTCTGCAAGACGTTTCTTAACAATCTCGTCTACAACCGGATTGACCAACTCTGGGTCAAGTCCTTTTTCTTCAAGCAACTTGTTTTGTTTGGACTTCTGTAACTCTTCATAAGAGCTGTAACCTAACGACGTTGCAATTTCGTTTTCAGCTTCCTTACGAGCTTTCTCCTTTTCTTCTCTTAAACGTTTCGCAAAAGACTGAGTCTTTGTTACGTCATCGTTTGGAGTATTCTGCGGAGCTGCAGGAGGTGTTTTACCTTCATCTACAGGTGGTGTTGCCTGCCCTTTATCCTTGAAGAGGTCCTCTAACTCTTCAATGGAAAAATCGTTATCACCGTTTGGCATATTTAAATGTCTCCTTTGGCTTATTTTTGTACGAGTGTCGGTGGCCTTCCGTTTTGCTGTACAATCATATTCTATATATGATTTCTCAAAATTGTTACACTACTTATTAAGTTAGCTCAATAATAGAACCCTCGTCTTTTACAATATCTTGTTTAGGCTCGTCAAGCGCTACAATTTGCGGCTTCGAAAAAGTATCATCAGGTACTGCAAGCTGGTGTGTTGCAAAAGGTTCTTCTGAAGGAGGAACGTTTTTCCACTCTTCCAATAACTCACATATTTCTTCACAAGTAGCAAGCTTCATACGAGCACCTGCTGCGCCAGCCATTGCTCCAAAGAACAGTGACGAAAATAATACAGCAACCATCAGCAATAATGTAAACATTGCTTCTTGCCAGCCATCTTTAATAAATGATACGGCAATTGACGCTGCAAATATCATAGACAAAACTGAACTAAATGCTTTCTTAAATTTACCAAATACATGGTAATGTTCAGCTTTATGAATACGCAACTTCATACTATCACTTGCATTTACAGATAAAACATAAAGCATATCCTTAGGTGTTTTAATACCAGACTTAGGATATGCATGCTTTTTAATTTTACGAATTAAACGTTTGTGGTCGTGGTGTCTATATCCACCAGACTCAATTTCTGCAATGCTACGTCCAGTAATATCTTCGACGTCAGCTTTCCATTGTTCTACAAAATTTCTGTTATACTTGCGAATGTAATCTTGCAGCTCATTATATTTCCAACCCTTACGAGCGTTATAGTATCTACGATGCACAGAATACTCAGGGTTATTACGGTCCAATGTAATAGACTTTTCATACATACTCGTATACCAAGAGTCCCAAACTATCCAGTTAAGTACAGCAGCTACTGCTGACAAAATACTTACATTCTTTAAACTCGGTTTTATTTTAAAGTCATCTACAAAAGATAAGTATGCCACAATGACAATGGAAATGAGGAACACAATTTGTGTTCCCCACTTCACTATGGTGGTCATAACTTTCTGTGTAGATAAGTCATTCACCTTTTTCATCGCCTTCTCCTTCTGTGTCTTCTTCTGTGTCTCCTATGTCGATGAAGCAACACATTTTAAAAAGCATTCCTATAAGGACTAAGAGAAATATTAAAGTTATCGCGCCTTTAAATGCAACTAAACCATCTACAAGAGCTTTAACAAAAAGTACTGCTAAGCCAAGAGATAATAAAACTTCGAGTGCATTTATAGCATATAAAATCATTTTACACTTTTTCCATCTTGCAATTATTAAGTCATCATTACCATTTGCAATAGAGTAGTCATGTTCAAGGTCGTAACATTCTTGCTCGTATCTTTTAAGTTTACTTGCAAATAAGTATTTACGAATAATAATTACCGTTATTAGTAGCGAGCCTATTGAAGCAATAGACCATTTAAATGGCGTGCTGTGAGACTCGAATAATTCTAAACAAGTTACAACTATCGGTCCCACAAACACGAGTGCCATATAAACAATATCTTGCCACAAAGGCGTCTTCAATACTCTTGATGTTGCCTTTGCCTTTGCCATAAGTCACCTCACAACTTTACTTCTTCTACAACCATATCACCGGTTAACTCTTTTAACTCATCCTGCTCATCTTCTGTGAGTTTTTGAGTATGAGTAAACTTCGACAATATCTTAAGAATAAGTAACAATTCTTGTTTTACAATCTGAAGCTGTTCGTTCTGAGTATCACCAATTTTTTCCAAACCTTCTTTAATAGGTTTTTCAATTTTCTCTGAAATATCAATCTTGATTTTCTGTGGTAATACTGCAGTCTTGAATGACTCTTCAATGTACTGCTTACTTACTGCAATCTGTTCTTGCATAGCCTTTTCGCTTACCTTTGCTTCGCGTTTTGCTTTTGCAATAGACTTAGTGCAATAAATTACGTTCGCAATAATAGTAACAAGAGATACTCCGCCGATACTCAGACTTAAAATCTGAGCAAAATACTGTGAAAACTGGTCTAACATTTTATACCTCCTTCTCGTCTTTGAGATTTGCGACTTCAACAGCTAAGGCTTTTAATTTGCCTTCAATGTCTGTCTTCTGCTTAACTTCGTCAATAAGATTAAGCTGCACTGCAGTTAAGTTATTGAGTTCTTGTTTTACTTCTTGCAGCGCCTTTTCAATCGACCCAAGATGCTCGATAAGCGCATTATACACTCTCGTTTCCATTACCTTTCACCGCCTTGTTGTATTCGTCAGGTGCTGCAGGTTTATAACCAGCTACAATAGCTGCAGCCTTCATAAATGAAGCAGCATGATTGCCTTCATCCTCTGTAACTGCATTGATGAGTTTGGAAAATACGTCTGCCTTTTCTGGCTCATCAGCGTACAGTTTCTTAAGTGCATTACAAGCATATTGGTATTGCCCAATAGTTTCCTGCTCGGATAATGCGAGTGCATTGAGGATGCAATTAGTTGCGCCCTCTTTGCAACCCGAAAGTAATGCTTCGTCTATAACCCATTTTAAATCAGTCATTTTAGTTTGCCTCCAATTTGTTAATTGCTTCACGCCAGCCTTTACGCTGAAGAATAACTGAGTCGTACTGTTTATGGAGCTCAGCTAATTCTGCAGTATCAGAATTAAAGTTCGCCTCAGCGATTTTAGCTGCAATATAATCAGTATCTTCCAAATACTTCTTATACTCTGCGATTTGTCTTGCTTTCTCTTGTGCTGCTTTCTCTTCAGCAGTAGGCGCGTATACCTTTGGCTTTGTTAGCTCTTCAAATTCTTCTTTCGTGATTTGAATATAATTCTTGTCAGTGAGCGGCGATTTAAGATTGAGAAAACCTTTTCCTTCTTTCGACTTATAATAAAATCTTTCCATAGTTATACTCCTTTAAAGTTCAGTTACAGTGTCAGTTAGTCTTATAACATTTCCACCTGAGCCGGTCTTATGATACTCTTTTACACTATCGTTAACAGAGTAATAAGCTCTTACTTCTAACACATCAGCTGCTTCAGAAAACACAACCATTCCAAGTCCACTATAAGGCATAGCACCTGTTTCGGGTACACGTATTGTTGATAATGCGATAAATGAACTACCGTAAGTATTAAAAATTGTTGCAAATTCTTCTGCTGTGTATTCCCTGTCGTAGCTTGAAACAATTAAAAACGAAAAATCACCTGTATCAGTATCACTACTACTACCGAAATCAGCAGTAAAACTAATACGATGCTGATATAACTTCACACCACTTTCGATAGTACTAAATTCAAGACCACTTCCATTATCTTTAACTCTAAGTACTTGTCCAGCCTGACCAATAGCATCAGGCATTAACCTGTCTTGAATATCGTAATCTGTGTTTCCGACATTCATTTTGTTTATTAAACTCATTTCTAACCTCCTTTAGAAAACTATTGTTTTATTAACTACGGTAGCTCCACTTTTAACTACCAAAGTTTTGTCTACAACAGACGCATCAATACCTACAATTGTTCCAAGCGACGTCAGTTTAGTATTACTTGTTTTAACAGTATAAACACTACCCTTAACTTGCACGAATGTAATTCTAAAAATATCGCCAGGTTTAAAATTAAGATACGCATCTGTTAGCATCACATAATCACCAATCTTAACCTGCTCAGTAGGTTTAATACTTCCTGAGTCAAGTTTCCAATTAAGACTACTAACGCCTTGCCCATTGCCTACAATTTTTCCAAGATACTGTGGTATGCCGCTTTTCTGGGTAGCACTGATATGACCATTCTCTCCGACTACAAAATCGTCAGGGTCGAATGATGCAATACCAGGATTCTCAGTATCTGCGTATGGAATTTGAGGATACTCATCATTATCGATGACCTGCGTTTCAATTATATCTTGTTCACTCATTTTAGTTTTCTCCTTTTCATGTGAATTATATAGTTGTTACTGTGTCTGTAATCGTGTAGTCAGATAATGTTACCGAACCCATCCCATTTTGTGGGTGAACGTAGTATACTTCCAGCATCTCAGTATCTACTTTAAAAACAGGATAGTATAAACTACTGGCACCATCGTATACAAAGCCAGATACGTTCTCAGTGGCATAATCACCTATAAGCGTCTTTAAATCTGTAAGAGAGTCTACAACGAGTGATTTAGAGCTATATACTACCATATTAAAAAAGGCATCTCCGTCTGCGTCTGTAAAATTGATTACGTGTTTGTAGATGTCGATATTACCTGTACCCAGTATAGAGTTTGTACCAAAGAGAGTCTTCGTCGTTAAGGCACCAGTCTGGCCGTCTAGAGAGGTTACACCTCCGCTTGCTGCAGCGTTCAAGACAGTTTGACTACGCCTCCAACTACCATTTGACGGGAGTATTTGCATAGTAATCTCGTAAGCCTTATCAGTTTGAAAGTATATTGCTTTATACTGTATAATCTCATCATCTGCATTAAACGAATACTTTAAAATCATTTGTGAAGTATCGTCAAAAACATAATAATTATGCCCGTCTGGATTGCATAACTTTTCCTTCACGTCAGCAGCAAGTGTCCCAGTACTTGTACCATTAGGAATAGTAAATACTTTTACAAAATTTTCAGAAATATCAACTTTTGCAACTAATCCATCGTCTACGTATTTCTTGTTAGCAGCTTGATAAGGCTGGACTGGAATATTCGTGAGTAAAATACCATTTCCGTCTGGCTTTGCGGAACCATAATCTTGCGATACGTAGAGCGGAATAGCTGTTGATGAACAGATACTTCTATCTACATGTAAATATTCATTAGGTTGTGCTGGTACGAATTCCATAGCCTTAATAACTGGAACCCTATCGTAGGTAGAACCATCAAATCCAGTTGTCGTAAACACTTTACTCGTATCCACTTTAACGTCAACTTGTTCTCCATCAGCGGCTTTGTCTATAACAATACCGTCACCAGGTATAATAGGAAGTGCTAAGTCTATCATAGCATCATGGGTATCTCCCCCTGATGTAAATCTTGCAGTAGAATTGATTTGAATACCTTCTGTAGTGTCATACTGAACAGTAGTATCTCCAAATGTTAGGTTAATATCTGTAAGAGTATTGATGCCGTCATCTTTTCCGCCGTCGACAAATTTTACATTTTTTTGTAAAGAATCTACCTCAACTTTAACTTTATGCCCATTTGTGAAATTGCTATAATTATCTCTTGTTGCAATCGGTTGCAAATCGCTGTTATTTACGTCTACATTCCCATTGCTATCCAACTTAATGTCGCCAACATAAGCAGTTCCAGAATTATCATATACAATCCCACCGTCATTAGTTCCGTCGTATTTAGGCGTTATTAAACCTGCGGGCGAAGTCAATGCAGAAGTGTTATCTTTTGCTACATAAATCAATTTGTCTGCGACTTTTAAAGTTGTAGACTCAATAACGGAAGCTTCTCCGCTTACACTTAAATTACCTGAAACAATTAAGTTTCCTGTAATTATTCCACCGGTTCTATCTAATTTCTTTAACAGTTCGGAATCTGTATATGTAAATAAAGCCTTATGCTGTCCATAAGAAGTCGCGTCCTCATCAGATGCAGCGTCAGCAGTTTTTACTCGCCCTGCGCTATCACGTTTTACAATACTATTCGGCGTTTTCGTTACTTTCCCGTCAACTTTAACTTCGACCTGCATTTTATTATTGACTTTGTCAATTAAAATGCCGTCACCTGGAATTACTGGAATATCGAGAGTTGCAGGAATATCATAAGTTTCACCATCATCTCTAGTAAATCTTACTATTGCAGACAACTGAATACCATCGGTATTATCATACTGAACATTCTCAAACTCACCATGTGGATAATCAATATTAGTAATATCTTTAATACCAGCGCCTTCTTTACCCTGCTCTCCTTGGTCACCTTTATCACCTTTATCACCTTTATCACCTTTATCGCCTTTATCACCTTTATCGCCTTTATCACCTTTGTCGCCTTTTGGTCCTACTTCACCCTGCAACGAAAATACGCTCTGATTATCAGTAATAACCAAAAAGTTTTCATCAGCTGAAATACCTGTAATTACAAAAACTTCGCCTCTGGCAAAACCAAAAGCATCTTCTCGTAGCATAATATATTCACCGATTTTTACAGGTCTGTTGTTTACAAGACTTGCATCATCTACAGTCCAAGTTAAATCACCTTCTCCTTCTTCCTGTCCGACAATAGTACCTACATATTGCGGAACGCCTCTTTCCCAAATAGCAGAGACTTCACCATTATTAACAGTGAAGTCTTTAGCGTTGAAAGAGGCAATACCCTTAGCGGAATTACTTGCAATAGGAATGGAAACAGCGCCAGGGCTGTCTACGTTTTCTACTACGTCTTTCTCAGACATAATGTCTACCTCCTTAAGATTGTTTTATAATAAGTTTTTCTGGTCTCTGCAAAATATCTTCGGTGGTATAATTTGCCAACGGCGCAGAAGGTCTTATATTACGCACCATATCAGGTCTGCATTTCTTAATCTCGTTATACAAGGTCAAGTTATCAGTAGGCCTAAACGGGCTATAAGGATAGATTGAGTCGTACATACCTTTTAAAACGTCATTAGTTTTTTGACCACCAATGAGTTTAAAAGTGTATTGATATTGACTTTCAACCCAGTCACGAGTTTGATACTCAAGAAATTGTTTTGTAAATACAAATGAATAAGCGACGTATTTGTTATCGCTGCTATACATATAATAATTGCTATTATACATATAAATATTACTTGTAGCTGTACAGCCAGCAGGTAATGTATTAGAATTAAACTGCTCTGCAGTTAACAATATTGGTATAGAACTTTGAAACTTAGGATATTTCTCAAGGTTCAACCAATAATTGCATTTGTAACGACCTTCAACATTGTACGCTGTCGAAGTCACTGAGATAACAAGATAAGGGTTAAGTATCGAGGTAGGTAAAACAAAAGGAGTTCTACCATCATCTTTAAACACTTTGCGTGACAACACGAATGTCTCGCCACGTCTTACAATAATGCTCTTGCCTAATACCTTCATTCTATGTTACCTCCTGTAAGGGTGCCACCCACAGCATCAGTTGCTTTTTGACTATTAACTGCGTTCGTTTCATTAGTCTTTTCAACCATACCACTATGAGATGCGCCTGTACCTTCCCTACCAGCATTCTGTCGTGCACCGCCACGACCATCGATAGGAGTAGGTAAACCAGCACTCTGTCCAGCAGAATTGCCACCAGCGAGTAGCTTACTGTTCTGGAACTCTTGAATAACGCGTTGCAAAATATCAGGGTTTTGTAACAAGAGTTGCTCAATGTTAGGAGGTAAGTGCTGAGCATTTTCCTTAATACCTGCCAAAATAGTTTTAGCAAGAGGATATTGCTGCTGCTCCATCGCGTTCCAAAAGAGGACTCTCGTGTTCGGGTCCATCACATCACCCATCGTACCTTGCATGTACTGACTCTGCAATTCCTGCCACATAGCCACACGGTTATTAGCAAGAGATGCTGCAGCGTCACTTCCAAATTTGAAGTCGTCACGATAATAAATCTGACCGTATTTGTCTTTGGCGAGGAACATATACTTATTCCATTCCTCTTCTTCAACAGTACCATCAGGTAATGTCTTGACAAACTTCTGTGACTCATCACTAAAGGCAAGAAGGTATTTAAGCACCAGCTCATACACAGCTGAAAATGCTGCAGCCTTAATGACTCGCAATGATTCAATACGACCTGCGGTTTGCATCGCGCTGAATTCTTTCGCTTTACCTGAAGTAGCAGAGGCATCATACTTACCTTGGAATGACTCAGTCACGCCAGACGTTGCTCTTGCAGACTCATACATCATCTGAGCTGCTGCAATATCCTGACTCGTGTCTGCTGCAATCTGTTTGTTCTGAACCATCTGCGACTCTTCGTAACTGCGAACATCAATCATCTTAATGCCGTTACCACTGTCGTTTATTTTAAGCCGTGCAGGTTTAGTGACTACCGCACCGCTATCCAACGTTTTATCAACCATCTTAGTATACATTTTATTGCATACGTCTTGCATTTCCAAAACCATCTTAGCTTCGGAGATGCCATACATACTCTCAATAGATGATACTGCAGGTCTCGGAATAAACGGGAGTTGTCTTACAACGTAGAAAGGAATTTCAGTTCCTTTAGTTAAAAACACTCTCGCCTTATACTGGTCTTTGTTCTGCTCGTCGTCAGACTCACCAGTTTCATACGGGTTATACACTTCATATAAGTCTTCGCCCAATATCTCAGTCGTTGCATTCTCATACTTGAAATTACGTTTGCCACACACAGGACACTGTTTAGCCTGTGGTACAATAGTGTGGCACGAGGTGCACTTTCTAAGCTTACGAATTTGCCAGTTCTCTTCGTTACAAATAACTTGCCGCGAGTGCTGAGCCCACGAGAATTTACCAACAATGCGGTCCTCGTTAAGGTAATAACAAGTTACCATCGTGATAGTACTTAAGTCAGTCTCTTCATCAGGACTAGCAGGTTGACTCGTGTTACTTGCAACGGGTGTAATGCGTCTATGATATAAGTCCCATACACGTGCAAGAGAGATTTGCTGAAGCTCGAAAATATACTCCAACTGTCTCCAGTCAGTAATACCCGGCTGTGGTACAATTTGGTCAGCCAAACACAGGTCGACTTTCACTGTACCAGAAGTGCTATGAGAATTATCAAGCGAGTCCCACCATACTTTGTACCAAGAAGTACCATCAACATAAGTAGCTCGCTCATCTCTGTCGTTCAAATATTTACCGAAGATATTGTCGATATTATAGCGCAAAAAATCTTCCGTCGTTTCTATCAACGGAAGGTCACTCTTATATTTAGGCGTCATCTTCGGTGTAGGTATAGAGTTATCAATCTTACTCTCTACAAATTCGTACACCATCTTGCGGAGCTGACGAGAATCTGTCTCACTATCCTCAGTACCATCTTTCTTAAGCGCTTTAAGCGTACCATAATATGCTTTGCGCCATCTCTGAAGGTTCTTAGTATTAGCAAGCTCGTTCTTCTCTTTAGCTGCTTTTGCGATGGAGTACAGTGCACTAAACTTGTTTACAAGGTCCTGCTCTTCATCAGTATTCACGTATGCTTCTACGTCCATACCCCATTGCAGATACCAGTCAATTCTACTTATTTTAGCCATTTAATGTACCTCTCAGTTATAATCTATTTAAAAAATTGCAAAAATGTTACACAATCAAGCAAGCGAGGCATGCAAATTATCGGGCACGTCATAGTCTGCATCTTCTTCGTACCACTCTTCAGGATAGCCAAATGCTCTGCAATATGCCTCCTTCTGCGCCTCACTTTTAAGCTGGTTATAATCTTCCCACTGGTCAGGTCTCCAATGAACGTATCTAACCGCTGTGCGGTGTTTAGCAGGCTTAATCTCTCCAGTAATAATTTTAATGATGCGGCTCGTGCCTTGTGAGTTAGCGTCCACCATATCATCATGCCTACCGAACGGGAAGGTGCTATGTTGTTTAATAAATTTGTCTCGTGCTGTGAGCCCATCATCTCGCGAGTCCCACTCAACGTCTGCCTGCTCTTGCGCACTGAAGTCTACTGGCACGTGAAATGCGCCTGTACTCACAAATGGTGATATAGCTTGTGCACGAGCGTACTTGCCGCCTTGAGGGTTAACTGCTACAATGGCAGGCATTGAAGTGTCATAACGTAGCACGTCAATAATAGCGGAGCCGTTAGCTTTATCTTCTATAACGAGCTCATCAATGTCAGGGAACTCTTTCACAATAGCGCGTATCTTTGCAACAGTTTCGGTAAACGCCATACGCTTGTTAATAAGTTTCCACAAATAAATGTACTTGCCTTTGACGCCTAAGAGCTCTATGGCAACGTAGTCACTCGTCTCAGTATTTTTAAACGTAGCATCTATCGACAACTGCAGGTAGTCCAAGGAATGTCTCAAGTCGTCCGTGCGGTAGCAAGGAGTCCACCATGACGTGTGGAACAAGTTGCCAATAGCTGCAGAGGGCCTACCTTGGTAGAGTGCGTTCCACGTACGCGAGCCGTCAGCTGCAATAACGAGTTTCTTCTTAGCAGCGAGCCACACGTTATTATTAAGTATCTTCTGAGGTATCTTGCTCTCGTCATCACCAACCTGTGCACCAACAAGCGCATCTCCAATATGGCGGCCTAACGGGTCGGGACCTATATCAGCAGCTTCTTGGTCATACTCAGCAGGTAAGTTAATGTACTTCCAAATATACTCAGCCCAGTTAGTCAATATCCAGCCAATAACGTCGTTCTCAACCCAACGTGTCTGTATGACAATAAGTTTGCCACCAGGGTGAATACGGGACTGAACTGACGGGCCCATTTCGTCGTGTATTTTAGCAATGACTGTCTCACTGTCAGCTTGCTCTTTATTTTTGATGGGGTCATCAATTATGAACAACTCAGCACCGTGACCTGTGATGCCGGCCTTGAGACCTGCAGCTCTGCACTTGCCTCCAAGGATAGTCTCCCACTGAGCAACGCCTTGTACTGACGGGTTAGGTCTGCAGTCATGTATGTAGCTGCCATCTTTAGCTTGCTGCAAAAACACTTCTTGCGCAATAGTGCTGAACTTGTCTCTGTTGCGGCGTGAGAAACTCTCTGCGAAGGAGCTCTCGTAGCCTGCAATTATCACCGCATCTGTGGGGTGTTTAGCAAGGAACCACGACGGCAGTGTCTCTGTCACAGTATAGCTCTTGCCATGCTGCGGTGGTACTGACAACAATAATATGTCCATAGCGCCATTGGTGCAAGGTGCCTCAAGGAACGCCTGTATCTCGTCGCACAAATATCTGTGGAAGTGCGACATATAAAACCCAGGATTAGCCAAGGCAACGTACGTGCCATAGTCTGACCTGGCCTTGCGGCGAAGTAACTCGCCCTCGAGTGTGTTAGGTATCATGATGTGAGTCTCCTTTATAGCCACTTAGCGCCATGCTTACGCTGGTGATGCTTGATGAGTTTGTGAACGGGCTTGCTCAACGCGAATGTGATGCCAAACTGTATAGGCATCGCAGGTGTGAAGGGCCCGGCCCAAAATAGCCAATAGGCTGTTGCAATAGCTGCGCCTCTGGCTCGGTGAGTGATGAGTGTGTAGGCGTAGCCAACGATGCAAGGACTGAAGAAGGCAACAAGCACTAGCAAATATATGACAATATTGACTGGGTCCTTAAGCTGCGTTAGCACGTCCTTGATGAGTGTGATGAACTTATGTATCATGCGAGTCTCCAATGAGGTATAAATAAGAGCCCACAGCGGAGGGCTATGAGCTCTTAGAAGTTATGGCCCTGGACGGATGGCCCTGTGGGTAATGCTAGTCCTCCCAGCAGTCGAGTCGTGCTGTGAGTATATTATGGTAAGCAACCATATGCTTGTACTGCTTGCGCAACAATCTGCGCGCTCTGCGTGACAAGGTGGTGTAGCGTGAGCTGGTAGATATGAACAAATTAAGCTTGTTAATATTATTGCGCAGTGCTTCTTGCTCGTCAATCACTCTCTGCTTAGCTGTTGTTATCATGTGTAGTGTCCTCCTCTGCAATGTGGTGTTCTGGCGTAGCCGACTGGGCCCCGGACTTAGATGCTCTGAATGCTGCTAATGCCTCGAGCTCGTCATCGCTAAGCTCCTCGTAAGGGTTGACGTTAGTGACCTCTTGCTTGCTCTCGTCCACAGGCTTAGCTCCGACAGTGTCACGAATGAATGTAGCTGACGCAGGGTTATGTCTTGCGTGAATAGCTTGACACCGCAATATCATTTCCAGCTCCGTAGGCTCGCGGTCTTCTTTCTGCAATGTAGCAATATCTCTTGACAATGACGCATAGCCGTATGACTCAATCTGGGTGTCTACAGTCGGGCAGCCATCTTTGTCCAACGACTCGGTCTTAGAAGATGCTGGTGACTGCAAAATAGCCATACCTACAGAACGCCACGCGTCTCTTGCAAATTTAGGGTCACCAAACAGGTTTTTACCCTCTTTATACTCTCTTTCTTGCTTATTACTCATATAACCTCCTTAGTCCTCGAACTTGTGATGATAGATGCTATCGTGCGTGGGTACTTCATGGTTCGGAGAAACCAAGCGATAGAACAAGGTAGCGGGGAACATAATAATTTTCTGGATAATTACAAAAATTTTCATACTAACCTCCGGGGAATTATTCCTATATTATAGTATATACAATATTTTTCAAAAAATTTTACAAAATTTTATTTATTACAAGGAGGTGATATGGCGCGGAGCGCTGGAAAGTTAATATATTTCAAAAGGAATAAGAGTGCGAGATTTGCGTTTTAATGTGTAATCGATTTGGTCTTGAGAAATATAAAGGAGAAGGTATCGCGCGTGCGTATTATATATTAGAATGCGCGTACGATAATTTTGAGTGGAGATGGGTGGAGGAGATGGATGGAGGAATGACGGGAGCTGAAAAGTATAAATTATTTACTATACCGCCTCTCGGGGACCGCGCCAATTCTTTATTTTTAATATATTTCAAAACCAATTTAATATCAAAATTAAATATATAAAATATATAAAATATATAAAATATATAAAATATATAAAATATA